TTGTAATAGCTTTTTCTAAAAATATTTTTCTTCCATTTATTTGCTTCTCAGTAATATTAATTGGATTATGAATATATTTAATCTGACAATCTTTTGAACAATAAAATCTATCTTGTTTTAATAATTTACTTGCTTTTACAGTAAATTCTTCCCCGCATTCTGAACAATTAACTTTTTTCTGATTATATTTTGGATTATTTTCTCCTACATAAAACTCAGAACGATATTTATCCATACATTCTTTTGAACAATATAGAGAAATATCTTTTTTTGATTTTTTAGACTTATATTCTTTTTTACAATATTTACATATAAGCATTATTGAACCTTTATCACTTTGATGTTTTGCTCTACATTCAATATTACAATAATAATATTTTGCATCAATTATATCACTCTGCATTTTATAAACATCTTTGCTACAATATTCACATTTAACATATATTCCTTTTGTTCTTCCTTTTTGAGAGCATTCTTGACTACAAAAAACTCCACTTTTATTATCGCGTAATTTTTTGCTAGGAGCAATAAACTCCATGCCGCAATAATCACAATTATACGGTGTGCTTGCTCTTGCAATTCTGCATTCATTAGAACAGTACCCATGATTTAATTTTTTTGATGTTTTAAAATCATTCCCACATTCTCTACATATTTTTTTTATTAATCCATATTCTTTTCTACATTTTATTCCACAAAATTTTGGAGTATTTCTACTCTTATGAACATCAAACTCATTATTGCAATTTATACATATATATGTTTTGTTATTATTATAATATTTGCATTTATCAGAACAATATTTATATCTTTTATCATTACTTTCAAATATATTGTTGCAAAATTCACATATACTTGATTCTTTCATACTATATTTCTCCTTTGATTATTCCCCCGAATATCAAAAGAACTAACAAGTCTTCCCTCGGTATTCTGTCAATTATTCAACATACAGTTCACCGATATAGCCACTTTTTTCAATCATGTTACCATGAAAGGAGGCAAGTATATTCACCTCATTAATACTGTCCAATACATTCATTATTTCTGTACTATCCATATTGAAACCACGCATTACAGCAATTAATTGCCCAGAAGCTTCACTGATACTATTTATACCATTACTGATATTAGTCATCATTAATGCTGCCTTACCCATTTGAAATGAGCTTTCTAATTCAAATCCTGCACGGCGAAATTCTGTTACTGCCTCCATTACTTGGCTGCCTGTTCGACCTATTTGCCTCCCAGCCTCGAAAGCACTTTTAGTGAATCTATCCATAGCCGCGCTACCGATATCGAGTTCTGGGGAAACCCTAGCAAGAGCAACCTGCACTCTATCTATTTCACGAATATCAGCAATCATTTGTCTAATTTTATTTAAAGCAGTACCTATAGAAATTACACTAGCTGTGTATGCCAATAGCCTTTGCCCTGTTTTGAAAATAATGTCAGCAAATGCCATTTTGTCCTTACCAAGTATTTGTGTTTCTTGCCGTAAGTTTTTAACACCTAATGCTAATTGGTCATACTCTTGTTTTATATTTGAACTATCTCCAGATTTAGATACAGCATCAATGTTAGATTTTATTTCATTGAGTTGCTTCATTAACTCTGGACTTGTTCGCATTGCACTCCATTTTATTTGCATATTATCTAATTCATTTGATAATATTTTTAATTTATTAATATAAGTAGTAACTACTTTATTAATAGCAGCATCAGATGGAGTTATATCTTTCATGCTTATTTTAGAGCCTTTTTCTTTTTCTGCATTCAAATTGCCTTCTAGTTTAATTCTTTTCCCTGTGGCATCATTAATAGCAGTTATTGTTACAAGTTGCTTGTTTAGTTCCCCATCTTTGTATTCATCTTTATAATTTACATTAGTTGGAGTAAACCCTTCTAATTGTTTAAAATTATCAATAAATTTTTGGGCTTCATCAAGGACTTTTTTGTCATCTATTTTAACTTCTGCAGGGAATATTATTGGAGGGATATGTTTTGTACCTTGTACAAACTTTTTGACAGCAGCATCTGTAGATATTATTGATTTTTCTAATTCTCTAAATGCAGTATTTTGCTGTTCTACTGTTAGGCTTTTATCCAACCTTAATCTATCAAGCGCAACATAAAGACCGCCTACACTCGCTGATACTTTATTATATCCATCAGCACCACTTACTTTTTTTAATTCATTATTAATTTCTTTAATTTTTTTTAATGTTTCATCCATACTTTTTGAAGTTGCAAGTGGCGTTATTATCGGAGGCGGCGCTATAGGAGATGTATAAGCCGATGAAGATTCAGATTTCTTTTTAAATGCTAATACCGATATTGATGCGTTATCAACTTGTTTGCTTAATGAATTATATCGTTTTTCTAATTCTGTAATCCCTAATGACGGTCTATCCCATTCAAAATCACTAAAAGATTTATTTAGTTTATCAATTCGTTTTTGAACTTCGTCAACCCCAGCAGACCCTTTAACATTATTTAATTCTGCTTGCACTCCATTTATTTTTGCTGCCATATCTTCAAGCATTTTAGTTGTTAATTCAAAATTAGATGTTTCTTGTGCGCCATCTTTTTTCGATATTACTGTATCAGCAACATCTTTATAGCCCTTTTTCATTAGATCAAGTTCATGACGAAGCTCTTTTAATTTATTAATTTGAGAACTAGTGGCAGCAATACCTTGGGATTCCATTGATTTTGCATAATCTTCTATTTCTTTTATTTTTTTTTTTATTTCATCTGATGTATGTATATTCTCAGGTTTAAATATCTGTAACCTAATTTTTGCCATATCTTGCATAGTTTTATTTGCCAAATCAAGTGTTCTTTGTAATCCAGTTCCGCCAGTAGTATCTAAAAACTTAGATGGTTCTATTTGTATAAAACCTTTTGTTGTTCCAGACTTATCTTTTAATTTAGCAATTTCAAAATTAAGCTCTTGCATAATATTATTAGCATCCATAGCCATAATTGATATGTTTTTAATTTCGCCACTAAATTTTTTTGCACCTTTGAAATCTATATTTGTAAATCCAGAATCTCTAAGTTCTTGCTTTAACTTTTGTAATACATCTTTGGTTCCCTTTATATATAACTGCCCTTGTTTTATATTTTCAAGATCAAAAACTTTCAATTTATTTTCAAATGGCTCTTTTGGTTTATTTATGATATTTGAAGATTCTATTTTTGATTCATCTATCTTGTTTGTGCTAAGTTTTATATTAATAGCTTTTTTATCAAAATGGTCTTGTATATACTTATATACATTGTCTAACGAATTATTTGTAACACCAAGTTTTATATTTACAGTTGAGATTTCAGCAAGTTTTGCCAACCCATCATAATACTCTTTTAAATCTATTTTAGCATCACTTATTAATGGTTTTAACTTTATACCATCTCGCTCAGCCATATAACCATCCCCATTCTATATATTAATATTTCATTATTATAAAAAATATCAAATAAAAACTAATTACTTGGCCCATCATTTTCCTGACACTCCCATGGCAAAGCGCGTGGGGTTCTTAGATACATAGGCTTATTATAACTCTCGAAAGATATTATACACTAACCTGTTTCTCTAAGACTTTCACTATCAACGACTCCATTGAGTTGATTAACGATAGCATATCGCCCGTGTCAAGACAATTGTTTTATTTGCTATATTGCTATACTACTTAAATTCTTTTGTCCTGTTAACCTTAATACCTCTAATTCATGCATCTTTAAAAAGTTTGCAAATGTATATTTACATCTTTCGTCATCAACATATTTCATATCATTTGTTACATTCATAATTAAAAATGCAGAATACATATCTCTTTGCACTTTATGACCATCAATATAATCCCATCGCTGACTTAACTTCTTTTTCTTATTGCAACCAGTTGTATGGTCGTGCTGACTTGCTTTTACTGACCATGTATCTATTTTATTTAGTATTAATCCATTTTGTCTTAGCTTCCTATCTATGATGTTTAATAACATCGCCGGAGCTTTATTAGTAATACTTTTGCCAAATCGTTTCTTTCGTTTAAATCTTCCTTTATCATTCTTTTCTGTTTTCTTTGACCGTTTTTGTAATGCTTTAAAATTCATTGTTTCAGCAAATACAGTATCACCTAACGATAGTATGTAATTAGCCATTATTTCATGTTGAAATTTACGAATATCAGCTTGCTTACGATATAGTTCTTTTAATCTACTTTTAAGTTTTTTATATTTATTAGAGTGTATCCAAACAACTTTTTTTGCGCCTTGTTTCTTTATAGTCATATCACTATTATAGTTATTAGGATTCATACTCCGTCTACTTCTATCCATTTTCCTTGATATTCGCCGTTTTTCATTTTCTATGTTCTGAACTCTATCAGAAAGCTCTAATATTTTTACATCTGATTGACTTGATATCGCTATTGTTTGAGTACCTATATCTAGTCCTACTCTACCATTTCCTAGTTTGCGTTTGACTTCGCCAGTTTCTTTGTCAATCTTAACAGGCACATATCCTTTTAATATAATTTGAACGTAAAACCTGTATCTACCACGTACAAATTTACGAATTATTCTTGAATAAGCTATTTTGTTTTTCATAGCCATAGCTTCATAAGGATTTTTATAATCTATAATTACAGATATTTCTAGTCCATTCCAAATTAGTTTATCGTCTTTAATTCTTATTCCGGTGTTATTTGATTTCCCTTCAAGAGAATTGAGTGTATCGTATTTTTTATAGTGTACTTTTTCTCCATCACCGAAAATCAATTTGTCATAAGACTTCCATAATCGTGTGGCTATTTTTTGTGCTGTGAAGCTGTCTATATTCTTTTTGAAATGGTGTTGCATTTGTTTTACATCTTCATGAAAGGCATATTCATTAATTTTATATTTAGAACGCAAGTTATTTAATATATCTAACAAATTTTTGCGTTCAATTACTAGCTGCTTTTGAACATCTTTTTCTTTATATTTTTTTATTTTAGCAGCGACCTCAATAAGTTCAGCATAAGTGTTACGATACAATTTAGTTTTAATCATTTCGTTATAACGGTTTTGTGTAATTGTTACAAGAGCGTTATACATTTTTCTTCCGATATTGAAACGTTTATTTAAAATATCATCTTGCCACAACTCTGTTTGTAATTTAAATTGAACTATAAAACTTTGCTCTTTACTTTTCTTCGATTTCAATGAATACACCTCCCATACAATCTAATATGTAGTTTTTTGATTTTCAATGTATTTTTAATTGTTTCACCGAGGAACAACTATAAATATTATCAATATATTAGTATACTTTATAAAGTATATAATGTTAATCATTTCATGCTAATATTATTTATAAATACCTGCGCTATTCATCCCACCCCTAAAGGAGTTGGATTTCCGAGTATCCAATTGTAACTTCGATATATTTTGCATATTTAGATTTTGATTTATAATCTTTTATGCCATTCTCAATAAAATGCGCACCTTTAAATGATCCAAACCGTCTAATATGCCTAAACCACACATCATCTCTTACTTTCCATCCAGAGTTCATTAATCTGCTTCTAGAATATATATTCCACTTATCACTAATAACAGAAGAACCCATATCTAACACAGAATCAAAATAGACATACATATGTCTATTATCACCAGTACCAGTAATACTAACATCACATTTCAATGAATTTCGCAATCTATTCTGTCTAATATATGCTTCTGGGCTATAGCTGCTATAATAATTATCTATACGATCTTGAATGCATTGACGCAGAATTCTCGCTTCTTCTTTTAGAATATCATCAGTTATGAATATAGGACTGTCACCATTGCTACCTGACTTGATACCCGCCATATTGCTTTTCATGCTACTTGCCCAATCATTTATGTTATTAAAAACAGCCATTTATAGCCACAACCTTTCATATTTATTAACATTTGCGATTAAACGTAAAAAAAAGGGGCAGAGGCGATTTGTATCGTCTCCACCCCTTATATAATAATTATATTATTCTAATGCATATTACATACGTTTTAGCTCTATGATTTTATCTATTACACTATCGTCAACACTATCGTCAACTTTTTTACTCAAATCATCTACAAACTTAGCCATCGAGTTTTTAATCATATCTTCCATATTATCACCTTGTATGATACCTGTAAGAGATTCTACTATATTAGGAAGTTTATCTACGAGACTACTAAACCCACTAATAAAATCTCCTATTTGCTCTATTGCTGCGTCTGATGCTGTTTGTATATAGCGCAGATTTCTTTCGTTCTCAATTTTAATCTGATATTCTACATATCCACGCAATTTTTTAGCAAAAGAAGTATGCATAATCTGTTCATCTAGTTCTAAAGTAATAGCTATTTCATACAACTCTTGTGTGTCAATATTTTTAGTTCCATCTTCTTCTGTTATTAATGGAATTACCATATCAGTAAACATTGTTAAAAAATAACATACGAATGCTACGTCTATATTAATATATGACGGTTTTGTTAAATTGTTTAAAAATGCGTGTTCTACAACATTGTCTACAAACTGTCTTTGTCGCTCTATTGGTTGGTTCGTATCAACATAAATATCAACATCTTGCAAGCACACAAGTTTTACTTTGTTATTAAGCTTTATTTGAGCCACACATTCTCTAATTATATCAAGCATTATCTAATCCTCCGGTTATAATATGTTTCATTTTGACTTGTTTAATTACAACATGGTTACATTGTTATCTCAGCACGAAGCTTATATTTAATATCTGTTATAGGAAAAATTGCATTGTCAGCCATTGTAGTATTTAGTTCTTCTATCTTTGATTCTAATTCATCATCGTCATCAGTTTGCCATATATCACCATTTTCTACATATGGACGATACATTGCAGTTATTCCTTCGCCTCGAACTATTATAAGTATTTTATACATAGTGAAAATCAACTCCTGTGCTATTTTTTTAATTTTTTACGCTCTTTTCTAGCTTTTTCAACTTGTTCATAATCGCACCAACCACCATCAATTTTCGACCAACATACCCAACGATATTTTATATTGGGGAATGAATACCAAAACAATTTTCTTTTTAATTTTGCAATATTATCTGGCATTCCCTTTGTATCAATTGTTTCTTCTGTTCCATCTGAATAAAGAACCCAAAAGTCTGCAACATATTTTATTGGCAAAATGCTTTTCCCGTTATATGTAAATTTTGGTTGCAAAATATATGTTTTTTGTAATTCATATTTAACAATATTTCCGCTTTCCACTTGGGATAAAATAACATCACGGTAATATTTCATTTCCATTTCACTATCAAAAACTATCCCGTTACATGTACGTTTAGTTGAATCTTTACTTACATTAAACTTTGAACGCTCCAATTCAAGCCTACCTTCTATTAATATTACTTTTCCTATTTTACTATTGTTCGACTTTTTTCTTTTCTTGACTTTCTTGGCTTTCTTACTGGTTCCTGATTTGCAATATTTTTGTTTGCTTCGTCAACAGCAGCACCAAGCCCTATTGTATCAACAAGATATCCATATTCTCCAAGTTCTTCTTTTGCAACTTCAATCAATTCTTCAATTGGCTTTTTAATCATTCTTTTTATATTATATTGTGGAATATCTATTCGCTCAGGAAGTAAATCTTCTTTTTTTATAACTTTCTTATTCTTACGTGATTCTTCTATTTGTTTTGCATACTCATCATAACACTTTATTGAACAACAAATTGCACGATATGACCCAATCTTAGCACATGCAATACATGACAAAAATGGGCTTCTGCAATTCTTATTCTTACATATAGCATTTGGAGTTGGCATTTTACACCACCTAACAAAAATTGTAATGCCCTTCTTATAATAGAAGGGCATTCTAGTATTAATATAATATATTATATAACTTCAGCTTCTCCTGTGATTATGCGATAACTAAATAATTCTCTGCTTTGATTAAGACACACACCAGCAAGGGCATTTATTGCAACATTATGTACTGATGGCGCATCTCCTGCAGAGATAGTAAAATTCCCATCAATTTTTGCAAAAGGAATTATGAATTGTCCATGATTAAGTTCTTTTGTACATACATCCTGCAAAGTCAAATTTATAATAACCCGAGCGTCTTTAGAGAACTTATCAGACTCACTAGTAATGCTCTGACCAATTGCGCGATATTTATATTGAGCAATAAAATATGTTCCAGCTTCAAATGCATCAGTAGGAAGCGTTATAATCTTAGTTGAAGGATCATATGTAAAATGCTCATCGTCTTCTGCGTCAGCTTGTGTGAATTTTTGGGCACCAGCAATTGAGCTACCAGTTACCTTATAAATATATTCTATTTCCGCTCCAGGCAGTGTAGAAAATGCTGTAAACTTAGTAACTGCAGTAACTCCATCATCTGTTTTTATTTGATCTAAATACGGCGTGTCGAGAAAAGTAGTTATCCCATCATAAAGATCAATATCAGATCCGGTCTGCAAACTCAAAGTGGCAAGGTCTATAAGACCATTTTGTGCCGTAACTTCAAGTATCTTGTTCTGGTCAAAACCAGCAATTCTCACTCCCATTTTTCCAATATACCATACTGTATCAACAGACTGTGCTATATTGACATTATTTAATTGTGTTAAAGTTGCCTCAAGAGAACCATCAATCAAGCTGTAAAACTCCATACTATCTACTGCCTTAATAATCTGGTCGCTTACTTGAATAGTAGTAGTAGCCATATTATTACCTCCATTATAATTTTATTTTTTGATTTTATTATTTATATAAAAGCATCAAGATTCTTAGTACAAATATATATTTATACTGAGAATCTTGATGCCTATTGATGTATTGCTTGGCAATCCTATAAGAAAAAACTTATTTTCTTTAAGTCTATTGTTTTTGGATCAATATTCCCAGTATATATCCCCATCATTACCTCGTTATAGTGTCTATTCATAATAACTCTGCGTAATGATTCTTGTACTTGAGATAGCCTTGATTCTTGTAACGATTTATATGTATGATTTCCTTCGTCTATATTTGCCAACGTAGATATCATTGGAGTTAGAATTGATTTGAAAGTATTCTTTTTATATTTCAACACCCTTAATTCATCACGAGCCTTTTGAATAGCCCATCGTATAGCATAGTCGTTGTTATAAATTTCCTTTTCATCATCATTAATACTAATCCCGTTAATCGCTTTAATAAAATTACGTATAGCTATACGTACTAAGTTATCAATAACAATTTCATCACCAGTTTCTTCATCTTCATATCCAATATATACATAGGGATTTTTCTCATCTTGATGAAACCTATATTCCATTTTTGTAAAGTCAAGCTTTTCTCCGAATAATATTTTAGTGTCCTCAACTTCCCATGATTTTATCAACATATAAAACATATCAAAATCTGGGAATTCATAAAAGTTAATACCAGCATCATCAAGCTGAGCTTTATAATCTTGTGGGAGGGCCGTTAGCGCAGAAACAAGCCTATAATATCTCTCTTCACCCATATCAATTATTTCTTGTACATATGGATTACGTATTGTAATATGCTCATTTATTTTATACGGCTTGCCAAACACAATATATGATTCATCGTGAAAAAAATTACTCATAGCGCATTACCGCCTATCCCAGCCGTTTTTACCAAGTATACCTACTCTATCATTTGAATATTTTGTGAGATCTACAGTTCTAAAATACAATTCTCTTCTTAAATACACATCAGTAAGCATATCTTCAATACTAGAATAGCATTCAAGCATACCAAATCCAAAATCTACTCCGCCATCAAGAATTCCTATAATTTCATGCGCTATTGCATCTAGTCTTGTAGCGTTTGCGTTATCAAGCTCCATCCTTTGCCTATGAACAACTACCTGTATTTGAACATGAATATCTGTGAATGTTCCATTTCTTCTGTTTAATTGAGGTTGCGAAACAGCTATAAGGATATATGAGTCTTCGTCTGTTTGTGTTCCATTAACATGCAAGTATGGAAATATATTTTTATATATATGATCTGCAGGCTCATAAACCCCTGCTTGTTGAGAGTCTATCAACTTTATAATATTATCGCTAGATATTAGCAATTCAATTAAACTAGTTTTATATGCGCTAATATCTAGTACAGCATTTGCCTTATTTTTATCTTGCATCATAATAATCGTCCTTTGCTTTATATCGCTAAAACAAACTAGCTATTTCAATATCAATAATAGCTTCAAAAAATCCATATACAACATCATTTGCACTCATTATAAGTGAAAACATATCACCAACTAATGCATTCCTATCTGCTTTTAATACAACATTATTAGCACTTTCGCTTATGATAGAAATATGTCCGTCATCAATCATTGTGATAGGACTTATATTCCACATTGGCGTTATTGTTGTAACTTCATTATTGTTTTCGTCAAAGAATTTTGCTGTAAATGTTTTGGTACTACCAACACGTATTTTTGGATCTCCTGTGAATTCAATTTTACACGAACCAATAGGGGTTGGTTGTGGTGCTCCGGGATCACGCCAATCAGCTATCATCTTTTCAACATTATCTCTTTCTTTTGAAAAAGCTGTTGCTCTAAGATTTACAACCAAAAACCCTGCTCCCTTAGCATGGTTGTATCTGCTTACAGGATCAAATTCAATTATCCGATATGCCATAGGAACCAATCCGCTACCATCAGCCATCCCCTGCATATTAATTAAGAATCTATCGTCTACTCTAAACAATGCAGTTTCTTCATCATGAGGAATAAATATACGATATCTTGCAAGTTCTGTTGATATAGTCCTATTGTCATCTACGCCACTTGAATATGGATTCCTAACAGAACACCAACGTTCATGTTCTTCTAAAGTTATTTTATTTTGCCACCGCAAAAGGTAATTACATTGTTCTATTTTCCCATCATGTTGTATATCGTGTAAGTTGTTTTCTTCAATTACAATCCAGTAATTACCATCATGATGCATAATATCTCCAAGATCAAATTGAACCTCTTCATCCAATGACCCATATATCTTCATTTGTGGAGTTGTCCCGTTATTTAATCTATATCTATCCATACGAATATTAACAAATTCTTGTTTGTTTATTATTTCCACACCTGTTTTGTATGATGGATCGTCAGCAATACTATCATTAAATACTATTTTTGATTGTTGTATTGTTTCATTTCTAATATTCCCACCAGAAGATAATGTTCTTAGTCTATATGTGTCAAACCCCATTATTATTTACCCATGAATAAATTGAAATCATTTGTTCAATATCTTTTTTTAAAAGCCTATATAAATCCATCATTCTTGCTAACATTTCAGGTTGGTGCATTGACAAGAAATCCTTTGAACTAAGCATCGTTTTCATCATTCTGTGTGTTTTTATAAAATTGTTATCAATATATAACACTGCCATTATACTACATAGTATTTCTATTTCTGCATCTGTAAGAGTAATATTAAATTCTTCGATTATATCATCCCTAGCAGATAGGTTTTGTCTACAAACATGAAAGCGAACACAGGCGGGACGAATCAACTCATGTAATATCATTCTTATTTGCTCATCTGTCTTATCACCAAGACTGAAATCTTTGAATTTTGACAAAGAATCTTTATATAAAACATCATATGAAGTGCCCATTTTATTCACCATGCCTATATTATTTTTATTTATCAAACCCGGTGATTCATCCCCCCCCCCGCACATGAAGGTGCGGGGATAAATCACCGGGAATGTTAATTATTCATCTCTTTTAATAATTTGCGTATCAAGGACTTTTTCTGCCGTTGTAATTACATTATAGTTGTTAAAAGTACCATCATTATATAACTGAATAAGTCTCTCTGTTAGCAAATGCTTCATATTAACAGTTTTTGCAACCTCACAAACTCTACGCATTTCATTTGAATCTTGCAAAGCATGCTTTAAATCATATACGCTTGCAACGTTTTCATATGTTTTCATCAGCCTAAACTTTTCAATAATTCTTTCATCCTCAACGATTAAACAAGGATCTGTTAAGTACCTTCTGTTTTTCGTATACATTTGATACAAATCTTCGTATGGCAACTGTTCTACAGCGCCAATTCCACTCCACCTATATGCAATGCCAGACTTTTTACATATCCAGTTAAATCCTCCTCTAACCATAGATCTAACATCAATTATTTCGTCCGCCTTAATTTTCTCACCAATAGTATTTGCATTTATCTCTATTTCAGTATTAACAACATCTTTCATGCCATTTTTAATAGCATCTAATACATTATCTGCGCCTTTTCCCATAGTGTTACTACCTCCGCTATTTTTAACATCACTAACAACAATATCATTATCTTTAGCGATAATCATTGAGTTGTTTTCTTCTTTGTTAATTAAATCATTTATATTTGAATCATCTTTTTCATCTGTTGTAGCGCTTTCAATATTATCAAACTGTTGTGTAAATTGTTTAATATTACCATAAACAGTATCATTATTTTCTTCCACATCTATTTCAACTTTATCATCTTTTATACACAAATCATCTTTTGTTTCTGTTTCTGTTATGTTTTCTAGAGCTATATCAATACTTTTATTTGCATCTTCTGTTTTTTTAGGCTTTCTACCTCTTACAACCTTTGTTTCCATATAAATACACCTTTCTGTTATCAAATATATTATCAAAAACTAGGCGGCTATATAATATAGCCGCCTATATTTACAAAACATATTACGATATCATATATTCTCCATACATGTCAGAAAATAGCACACCAACACCCATACGAAATTGAGTCTGGAAGAAATATTCTTGCGACTCAGTTTCATGGTACTCTTGATTCCTGATTCGATAATCGCCTTCATGAACAATCTTTATTGGCTTAAAATCACCAGTTATTACACGAAGCATATTTGGGTTAATAGCAAAGTCCCATGTCCCAGGAATAAAAGCTTGCGGGATAGCATATGTTGCAATACCATTCCACATAGTTATTTTTCCTAGCTGGTTCATTTCATCCTTCATATTGTTAGACATCCATCCATTCGGATCCCCGCCAACAGTAGAGAACATCTGCGATAATCCTTGTCTAGTTCCTACAATTTGCACATCTTTCCCTGTTGCAATTTGAACTCTTTCAACAAGACCAAGCATTGCATCTCTATCAAACGAACCACTCTCCGTGAACTGATCTGGCAAATATCCACCAGCATAATTCCAAGCAGTAAAAATACGAGCATAAACATCTCTTTCTATTGCTTGCTGGATTTTCTCAAACATTTCTTCGATAGTGATTACATTTGCAAGAACACGCTCCAAATCTTCGTACACTGCAACATAAAACCAAGCAGGAGTGATATTTACTTTGCGCTTTCCTTTGAATCTCTGACGGTCTACATTCCAGTGGTTCCCACTAAAACGAGACACACACAGCACACCAGTGTCTGGAAATACGAATTCTGTAAGCTCACCAGCAGCTAAGTTTCTAAATTCTGCCATATCGTCAAGAAACGCATTCCTTTGAATTCCAAGCGGAACCCTAACAGACAAAACTTCTGAAATTATAGTAAATAATTCCCACTCGTGTTGTTTTAATTTATTATAAGTAAGCCGCTCATTTTCTTTTAAATCAAATAATTTTCTTAAATTCCCTAAAATAGACTTATCGGCAACCTTTACTGCTTCTTCTGTAGAAAACTTTACTATTTTATCGTTATTAAGCCTATCAATTATTAAATTAGATAAATCCTTACGCATAATTTATAGTACCTCCTATTTAATCTTTATGATTATATTATTTTATTTTTTTATTTTTATTTATTATGACAAATTGGAATTTCTTACAACTCTAATGTTGATCATTTTATATCTTCCATCAACACCATAGCCTTCTCCGGGATTTCCAGGCATACCAAGAGGCCCAATAGGCACAAAGAATCCATCTTCGTAAATATCTTGAATTACACCATAAAACCCTACAGTTTCATCAGGCTCAGCCGCTGCAGCCAAAAGACGATAAGACCCATCTACAATTGTTACAAAATTCCCAATTGCGATATCGCCATCAATTGTATAGTCAGAAATACTTACTTCGTTATTAGGTTCAAGATCGCGAACCCTAAACGCTACACCTTTTAAGATTATGTAGTTTTCAGGATTGTTAACATCTGCTGGCTGCGTGTAATAAGTCCTTGCAGGATCGTCAACAACATATGCCTTTTTCCCAAGATTTGCGGTTGCAGGTTGTAATGCTTCATAGATAGACCTTTCGCGAAAGGTGGTTGTGCCAATAGTGGTCTCAATAGAATCCCCCATTTGAACAAACCAACCATTTTCTATATCAATTGTATTACTTTGAAAACTTAACGGCTTAGAGTATAAAATATTTGTAGCCTCAATTACGCCATATTTTGCCATTATTGCATTCCTCCTATAATATATATATTATTTTTATTTTTTATATTTATTGTTTTATTTGTATTCTTCAAGCAATCCACCATATGGCAAATCAGAACACCCACCAGAATTATTAGTAACTATCCCATGAGAATGGTTGATAATACTGGGCTTAACACCATATTTTTGTTTTGATAAATTATAATTTGCATATAGAATTTTCAACTCATTTTCAATAACAGCAATATCCTTACTATAATCAAGATATGCACAATAACTCATGAATTCTGGAGACTTATCTAAAACAATGGAATACGTAGATACAACAGTTGTAACTGCATCTTTATGCGCTTGTGCCATATAATCAACTTTTTCTTGTACAAGAATAGCATTCTGTTCTTTATATTCAGAAATGTCTTTGGAAAACTTTTTATTTGCCTCGACTTCAGCATTGTACTTTATAAGCAAATCTGCATACTCCTTGCTTTCATTAGCCCTTTTAGCATCCTCTACTTTATTGTAAGAAATTTGATCAACCTCTCTTTGAATACTAAAGCTGCTTTCAACCTTGTCGCCAGCAACAAGAGACTTTTCAACCTTGCTTGCCATATTAATTGTAGTTGTTTCATCTTTTGATATATACGGAGCAGAATACACCTTATAAGCATCTTCTCTATCAACAAATGAAACTTCTGTTTCTGTAACCAACAATACTTCATACTTTTTATAAGTATGACCATCATTAGTCTTAAATGTTCTATCCGACATCTGAGACAAAATAGAATCAACTATGCTTTGCTTTACAGCCATTTTAGAATCCCCACTTCCTTTTGTTTTTTTTGATTCACTATCTTCTTTCTTACTAGAATTTTCTACATCTTCTTCTCTACCAACTCCATCTGTATTTTCTCCACACCTCTTTTTCTTTTTCTCATCTTCATCTTCAGACTCAGAACACACTTTCTTTTTTGCTGCATCGCGTAATCTCTTTTTATTTTCTTCACTGAACTTTTCTTTTCCCAATTTGTTTTCACCTGCTTCACTATTTTGTTTTATTTTATTTGGTTTATTGTTATCTTTTATGTCTGTACTAAATTTATTATATGATTCAATCATGCTAACAACTTCTTGCTTTATTGCTTCAAAAGAAAAATTAGTACCTATAGCTGCTGATTGAAAACAAGGCTCATATTTGGTTCCTAAAACACATAAAGCACTAAAATTAAAACTAGATATGTCAAAGATTCCATCATCTCTATACTCACCGTCTATACCAGATATTTCCATACTTTGTCCAAAATTATTTTCTAAAATAAGCTCACATTCGGAATATCTACCAGACCATAAAATACAATCTTTTAATTTTAAATATCTTCTTTTAGTTGTTCCATCACTTTCTGTTATCCATACCCACGCAGCAGAATTTCTAGCTTCTTTTGTAACAAACCCTATTGGCTTTGTTAAATCTTCATATTTTACACCTTGGTCGTCAATTATAATCCTTGAAGAGTGTCCGCCGAAATCATCTTCATTTGTAATAGGCTTTAAATAATATGCAATTATTGGTATCCCATATATAGAATCTAAATTTTTCTCTATTATTTGTTCAGAAATATTGCTGTTATTTCTATTTTCTCCGCCATAACATACTAGAACATCACAAAGAGAAAATTCAGGATTTAATAGTTTAACTGAAGACTTATCAATCTTAAATTCCAATTTATACATATGCTTATCTTTGTTTATATCTTTATTAATTACATTAATAATGTCATTCATCTCCTTTCATATAGTGAAATTACAAATATATAGTCTAAAATGTCAATCTTGTATCTTCAACTTGATAATCACGTTTGCTAAATTTAGATTTATCTTTTAGCACCTTATGAAGCCTATCAGTTAATACATATTGATAATATAGCTTATCATCTACATATCTTGTGCCACAAGAACTGAACCCTAATGAATCAAGGAGATCTGCCTTAGATTCGCTACTAATAAGAATTACTTTTTTCATAAAACTTTGGCATGAAACCATTTGCCTTTAGGCTAGTGGAGGAATGCCAATTACCTTCCTTTCTGTTAATAAACTCTTTGAACGTTCTATTAACGCCAACTTCTTATAGCTTGCACTCGCATGTACTTTTGTTCCATCTAACATTCGCAAGTCAAAATACCCACTTGCTCTACGTCCAAATATATAACATTCTTTGTCAGCATATTTTACTTTATCATATAGACGATATCCATATACATATTTTGCAGATTGATTCTTTTTACGTTTACCACCTTTTAATATCGTACATTTGTGTATTTGTCTATTATGCCTACGTACAAACTTCTGATAATAAATTGTTTCAACTCGTTTAGCTTGTATATTGCCAGTTATACAATATGCATCTGCGGCATGTGTTTTAGCTATGTTGTTTCGAATGCGCGTATTCTTTGTTATATATCCGTATGTAAGTGATACGTTATTATATAATTCTTTTAGTTTGTTATAAAAAGACCAGCGCATAATTCCCATAAATGCTGCATCTCTATATGATATGCCACGTTTAGCTTTTAATTCTATTAGTCCTCGGTGGTATTTATCATGACATGTTTCGCATAAAGATACTAGATTGTTTGGCGTATCTCCACCTGTTTTCCTACTTTCAATGTGATGCACATTTAATATTTTGTCTTTGCTTTTACCTTTACAATGTTGGCATATATGACCATCTCTGAATAACACATATTCACGTACATTCCAAAACCCTAATTGCTCACCTTGTTGATAATCTATACCTTTTATAGCTGGGATTTTAATCTTTTGAATATCAAAAGCTGCTACTTCTACTACAATGTTAGTTATAGGTAATATTTTATGTATATCTCTAACTAATCTCAAATGCGAATTGATTTTATGTTGTATAGATGGAGCTAACCAGCCTTTCTTTTTTGATTTAACTCTATTATTAAAGCGTGGTTTTCTATAACGTGTTTTTCTATTACGTCTTGAACTTCTCAATGCTTTACGTCCAGCTAACAATTCTACTATATCATTACGCAATATAGTTTCTGACGCATATAATTCTTGTTTTTCAGTTGTGGCAGATAATCCAACATATTTACTACCAGCATCAATACCAAGTGTAATATTTTGTTTTGCTTCGCCAGTAGCATATAACAACTGTATAGTAAAAGGTGTTCTAATTTTAACTTTGGCTTTGCTATTACGTAATAGCAATCTAGCCTTATGTGGAGTAGTAGGCATAAGCGGCTCTCCACGCATATTTAATACGTATACTCGCAAGTTACGTTCTCTCCTTTCGGTGAGTGAGGCACCCATAGCCAATGTTATTCTAAGGTTTTAGTAAGCAACACTATTCCTACCCATCAGAATTATTTAATCACTTACCGCAGAGCTGTAGACTTGGATTATATATCTGCAGATGCCTATATATTCTTAGATAACGTAGCTATTAAAATTTAAAAACTGAGGCTAGTCAATTAGAGCTTGCTTATATACTTAATCAAGCAAGCCCCAACCCTTTATGGTCGTGGGTCATTGACAAAACCACCCATCAATATTTTGTTATCTTGATTCGTTTGCGCCAGAATCTCGTGTATCTTGTCCTGCATCACTTAATTCATTATCATCCATCTCAGGCGCGCCAACATCAGCAGAGCTATTTGAAGTTGTATGTGAAGATTTTAATATAGTCCACTCGCTTCCAATATTAAATATTGCATTTTCCATATATTCATTCCCAAGCCTTCTTGAAGGATTGAAGCCAATTGAAGACATTAGCCTTGATTTGTTTGGAGTGCTTGCGTTTGCCATTTTAAGCTGGTGATCTGCATAGTCTTCTTTGTTAAAATGTGTAATATCTAGTATAGAATATGTAAATCTATAGCTTGGATAATCATTAAATCCATTTGCATACATTTTTATCATCACAGCACGTTCTATCTGTCTATATATCATATATATACCAGTACTAAAATTAGTTATTGCTAATCTTATTGCTGCTGGACTTTTAGCAGACGAAAATAAATCTTTAGGGAACCCTGCTTCATCATAAAACTGCGATATTGCATCTTTAACATTATTTCTTTCGTTGCTTCCACTAGATCTCCACTGAATTGGGTTCATCTTCATTGGCGATACAAACATTCCAATATTTGACGGGAGAGCATTTCTAATATCTTTCGCAACAGGTACAACAAGGTCTTTAGTAAGCATTAATTTGTCTATGTCTGAATCATCAATTGGAACCTCTAATCCTAACGCATTATAATTTTCACTTTCTGTTCTTGATTTATGTAATTGCTTATAATCATCAATATCTATTAGATCGTTAAGCAAACTAAATAAACTTGGATATGCAAAATTGTAAAGATGATTCCATTTTAAACAGAATGCCTTATCTGGATCTGGGTATACATATGGATCTGTAGCTGTCACTGGCTGCTCTAACAATTGCTGTATTTCAACTGGCATTCTTGCCCTCTCTAACTGTGGCACTCTTTGTGGCAATATCCCAAAATAGGGATACCCGTCTACAGTTCTTCTTACCTCAACCCAATGACTAGGAATCCAATAAATATATGACTCGCCATTATTATTCTCAAGCCATATTCCACATGCAATATCTTCTAAAATAACTCTAAGCATTGCTTCAAAAAGCTGCCTATCTATTCTTAGTTTCTCTATTGCACCTGAAAACGCAATATAATTCTTTTTAAGCGTATTTTGGTTTACATTATAAAACCTCTGATCAAGTATGCATGTATCTATATCCCAACAATGCATTGCACAATAAGCCAATGATTCAACTATTCTACGAAAGAACGAACTATATCTGAAGAAAAAATTTGATATATCTATTAATTGTACTTGATATAGATGTGGCTTCTCTAGAAATGTTTGCAATTGATCTGGAGTATACCCAAGCAATCTAGTTTCTAATTTTCTATATTCGTTAGAAACGCCAGTTGAATATTTAAGATTTCCAAATACTTTTACTATTTTGTCACGTTCTTCTTTAGAGATTTCGCTTATACCTCGATTAACTCCTGTGCTTTCATAAAAATAATCATCATGCTTCTTAAATTGTTGGGAGCTATTCTTATCTTTTCTTCTATTCTTATATCTAGAAATATTGTCCACATCCTCAATTAATACAAGCAAATAACATTATTAATAATTTAATTTACACTAGCTACCCATTGCCTCCACACCTTCAGCCAAAGCTTCAAGAGCTTCAATATATCCATCAGGTGTTGCAGCAATACCATGATACTTCCTTGACATTGCTAAAAGTTTTATACTGTGGTTAAGCTCGTCCGATATGATCTCGCGAATGGTTGATACATCTTCTGGAAAAAGCCCCTTCCCAGTCAACTCTGCTAGAAGAGCAGAATACCCAGAAAGAGCAACTTGCTCCCCTTCTAGATTATCATAAATAATTTTTGAAATTTCCATAAAGTTTTCTTCCATTATTAACATCCCCTTTTATATTATTTGTATATATATTATCGCCTTACATTAATGTTCCATCCTCTAACCTGCGGAGCAGAGCTTAATCCTGTAAGATAACTTATATCTGAAGATTTTGCGGGTTTTTTAAGCTCTTCTTCTATCTGTTTTGACACCCATATATTATAGCTAAGAGAACTATATCTATCTTTTCTTGCACCAGATTTTTCTTCAACTCTAATAACACTATTCTTTACTGTATAAGATAAGTTAATTAATTCTTCAACAAGTAGTTTTGTATTTATATATGGCATTTGTAATCTTAATTTGTCTTCTACAGATAACGAATCATACCCTCTTATTTCACTTAGCTCTTCATCTGCCGAAAATTCTGATATCAACAAGTTTATTCTTCCTTGTTTAAACATCTCTCTTAGTCCTATTGCGCAATCAGAGTTGAATTGTTGATTTTGATTGTTTATTGCCCAAATTACTTTTGGAGCATTAACTACTAAACATCTTTCTGCAAGCTCATCGTTATTCCTAACCGACAATGCTTCATATGTAACACCGCTAATCGGATCGTATATCTCTTTAAATAATGCTTCAAGAACGCCATGCCCAACACCCTTGCTATCTATAACCAAATCTGTACACTCAAACTCGTAATACATTCTGCGTACAATTAGCGCTAATTGATCTGTCAACAATCCTTCATGGTTTTCTGTATATATAATATTATTTACATATCTATTGCTTTTTGAAGAACTAGGAATTAATTGGTTTACAAATATTGATGTTGCGTCATTATCTCTTTTCTTTGATGCCATTAGTGCTATGTCAACAGATAATATTCTACGCTCATTTTCTGTTATGGGTTGAACTCTAATTCTTTTATCAGAAATTTTACTAACAATATTATTTGGAATCATTGGATATCTTATTTTCCTAGTTTTTGATATATTGTCAAAAGAATAAAATGCACCATCGGCATCAGAAAACCATATTGCGCACATTTCCATATTATGTGCAAACTCTGTCCAATCCCTCTCAGACATCTCATCTTCAAGCTGTTCGCGCATTAATAAGCCTTCTTTTATCGCAATCTGATATGGCAATCCGCAAACAAAGAACTTCCTTGTGTCTCTAACCAAGTTGGCAGCATAGTCTTTTAACTTTTCAAAACTCCAATGGCTTTTAAACCACGCCGAACTTAAATATAGTTCTTTATTTCTTTCTTTCAAATGCTCATATTCTTTTTTATTTAAATAGCCAGGGCTTCTTGATGCAGTTAGAAACTTTTTTAAAACTAAGTTTATTACATTAAGATCAACCATTCTAAATTCATCAACGATTAAAATATTGGCGCGTCCCAACCTGTTATCGTATAGGCTTTTTATCCTATACCTCTTGTCCTTTCGGCAAGCTCAGCATATATTTTCACCATCGTTTTTACGTTAAGGTGGAGGAGACTCGTGGGAGTGTTATATTCTGTATTAAACAGGTTCAACTCCTATGCGTTACGGACAGCGGCGTTTTTTACACTCCGCTTACCTCGGTATTCGCGTATCATATAGATTTAGCGTTCACCGATTTTCCCCTCTTTAATTACCCCAATGTTTCCAATGGGGAGAGCAGTTGCGTATTTAGATCTTCTGTTGTCCATCTACGCCAAATATCATTACTCTTTCTTTTTGATATGAGACGATCTAAAACATTATTGTCTACTCCTCGCGCCATCATTTGATGTTACAACCTTTATTCGTGATGAATTATGAAACGAAACAAATGCATTTGCAATAGATGTTGACTTGTCAGATATTTCATTACATAAATTTTCTGATTTATGCATTAATATATTAACAATATTTTCAATTACTTCTGTTGCTTGCTTTCTATTTTTTGATGCTATACATATTTTTGTTCCAGGATAAAGTATACATGTTACAACACAATATATAGCAGTAAGGAACGTCTTTCCCTGCAGTCTGTTATCGTATAGGCTTTTTATCCTATACCTCTTGTCCTTTCGGCAAGCTCAGCATACGTTTTCACCATCGTCTTTACGTTAAGGCGGATGAGACTCGTGGGAGTGTTATATTCTGTATTAAACAGGTTCAACTCCTATGCGTTACGGACGGACTATGTTCTTTAAGCATAATCTTACCTCGGCGGCAGCATTTTAAAGCCTTCTCCGATTTTCCCATCTTTAATTACCCTACGGTTTCCCATAGGGAGAGCCATAATGAGTTTTATATATTTCATATTTTCTATCAACAAATATATAAACTCCTGCTAACCCCTAGACGCTACATACATAAAATGTGTTGATACAAACATCATACAAATTAATATCTTTTGGAATAATTTTAAATGTATATTTAAATATTCTAAACAAAATCTATGCGGGTTCGCCCGATAATACGAACACCAGATTGCAACACCATTCATAATCCTTTCAGATTGTTCTCTTTCTATGTCTTTATCTGTTTTCACTGTTTTACCAGCCATAATTAACCATCCTTATCAGCATCGAAATCTTCCTCAATACACGCATCATAATTTATATTATTTTTATCTTGTATGTGCGCTCCAAACATGTCATCAAAATTAGCGCCACTTTCGTCATCGTACTCAGGTTTTTCAACTGTATATTTTGCCATCTCTTCGTCATACAACTGCGAATAAGAATTATTAATGTTTAGCATTTTGCAAAGATGCCCCAAGAAATACACCCTAATATACTTTTTTATATTATCAACATCTTCCCATTCAGGGTCGGGGCTAGGGACTGGTCTTTCATTTTCCCATTTTTGAATAAGAGTTCCAAATGTATTTTGATCTGCAAGAGAATTGTCTTTATTCTGAACAGGCTTAATATTTAAAATACCAAGAAGATCATTGAATGTTCTCATTAACTTTTCAATTGGCTTCCCATCCCTAATAGCCTTTTCAATTTGTAATTCAACTATAGATATTTTATGAAATGTTCTTTCCTGAGCCTGCGTTTTACAATCATGCCTGGAAGTCCACTCTGCATATCTTTCATTTAAGTAAACATAATCTTCTGGTTCATAGCCTGTCCCCCAAAATTTAAAAGATTTTTGAGTTATTTTAATCCCAGCAGATTCATTTAATTCTTTAAGTGCCTCTGTTGAGGATATAACGCTATCCTTTTTTAGCTCCCTAATTCTGTCTTCATATGTTTTCCCTACATTTGGGTTCAACATTCCCTTGCTAACTATATAAGAAAAGCGCGACCTGTCATTATTTGTCGTTCTGCTTTTTTCTAATAAGCTTTCATTTACATACCAATCAAAAATCTGACATATTCTTTCACATGCTTTATCATAGTCCCCATCATATGCGCTTATATATTGTTTTTCGTAAAAGTCAATGCAAGCATTACACACGGTAATATAACTATTGTTATTAGCATACATTGGAGAATTTGTAGCTCTAAAGTTGCCCTTTTGCTTTTTGTACGGTTTCCCACATGATGTACAACTGTATTCTTCTTCGTTGAATCCTTTGACTTTATCTGGTGCTACTATTTTAATTTTGTCAGGTTCCTTTTGTTTTCCAGCTATAATTGGCTTTGCTCTTGCGTTCCCGCCTTTGGGAACTCCTGGTTTTTGCCCAGCCATAATTACCATCCATTTCTACACTATTAATTAGCATTTAATATTAACTTCATTAGCAATATTAGTTGCTACAAATGAAGGATTTACAAATGACATCCTATCCTGAATTATTCCATTTGCTACGTTTTGTCTCCACACATTGTACACGATTGATACATATGAATTTCCTCCCATTTTATGGTATTCATCATATAACATATTAATTGGTTGAACCATTTCTGGATGATTGTCTATCATCATCAACAACTCTAACCTCTTAATATTTCTCGTATTATCGTCGCACTTCTTTAACACTGGGTTAAGAAGCCATGCACGGCCCTTTTTAGTTGCTGCAAATATTATGCCTAATGTAGTAACTATACTTGCTAACTGTGTTATAATTGTAAAAATATTTATATCAATAAATGAAATCATAATACATCAGCCCTCAACAATATGCTCTTCTATAGATTCTGTTCTTATTTTATTTTTCATTCTTTTTGAATTTCTACTAATAAAAAACTCTTTCTCAATTCTTTTAATCAAAGTATCACCTATTCCATCAACTCGCTCTTGTAAATCATCAAATGATTTATATGGTCTATTATATTCAACCCTTATGGCAAGCGTATGTCCAATCCCTTGTATTTTTCTAAGCTCTGTATACAACTCTGAATATTCCATATTATTTATATCATGCTTTATTTTTATATTTGGCAATAATATAGATAATGTTGTTATTATTCCTATAATTATAAAAATATATGATAGCTTAAATTTGTTTTTAAATTTACTTGTGGAATGTTTAAACACAAACACTCCCTTCTTTTACGATTTTACTATATATTTAGACATTTATCAATCAAAAAATATCTCATCTGACTCTTCATCATTTTTATGTTTTAGATTCTTTTTTTTTAATTCATTTATTTTGTTTCGCAACTCTGTTTTCGACTGAGGTCGAATATAGCTATCTATGGTGGTTTGCGTTGAACGATGGTTAGCTAATTGAGATGTAGCCAATAAGTCGCCAGTATCTTTATATGTAAGATCGAGACTTGATTTTCTAGCGCTATGGGCATGAAAGTTTTCTATTCCAACAATAGTACCAATTTTCCTCATGCGATATTGTATTGTTCCTCTTTTCATCTTACAATATTCCCCGCCATAATTTGTTATTAATAAGGAATCAACTTCAAGTTTGTCATATTTATCTTTGCGCATTTCCAACCATTGAAGTATCAATTCTTTAGCTTTTTCTTCAAATACAACTTCAACTTTATACCCGCGTTTTTCTCTTATATCGGTAAACACCATTTCATCAATATCTAACGAAGACAATGTTAATTTTTCAAGCGCACCAAGTCTATTAGCGCTATCAATTGCTACCTCAAACAAAATTCTATCTTGAATATCGAATTTATTAGTATTTGTTTCAAGCTCATTTTTTATTGCTTCAACTTGTTTATGTGTTAAGAAATGTGGTTTAATAATAACCTCTTCTTTGGCGTTCTGCATTCTATCTAATATCTTATCAAATGGATGCTTATCAATATACTTTCTTTTTCTACTCCAAATATAAAATGTAGATATAGCTGCAATTTTATTGTTTATTGTCTTTTTACCATTTAATAAAGTATTTTGGCAAAAGTAAATATAATCTTCCATAATATCAATTGCATTTTTAAAATACTCATCAGAATATATACCAATATTATCATATTCTACTGCAAGCCAACATAGAAACTGTGTAAATCTTGCTTTGTATGTCTTAAATGTAGTTCCCTCTACATCTTTATTCTTCATAGAACATGATTTATAGTATTTCTCATATTTTTCAATATTATCTTTACTTATTAAACTCATTCGTTCTTTTGTAAACCATTTAACCTTTGCAGCCATAGTCACACCTACTTTCTTTAGAAACCAAATTTTAATAGAAACTACAATCTATTCAAATTTGATGCTTATTTTTTCATTGTAATTTTTGGCAATGCCTGCTTTTCATCCCACTCAACATCGAATCCCAATATTGTAGCAAGCTCACGCAATCCAACATAATTCGTACCGTCTTTAAGAATACGGTTTACATCAGTCTTTACTCCATTAATAAGCATAGTTGTTTTGTCAACCACAGCTATATCCTCCTCCCAAGGCATTTTTGCATTATCCGGCAACCCTCCGGCGGCTCTTACCTGACTATCTGTTCTTCCATGCGTATACTGAAAATGAGGACGGTCAACAAAAGTCTTCCAATCACCACCCCATTCACCACCCATAGCCCTCCATATTACAGCACATTTCTCAAAAAACGGAATCTCCCACTCTCTACCACGTATGTTTTGGCATATATCAAAAGCATAGCGAAAGTTATGTGGAGACTGCCCCCCTCTTGCATTAGTAACAATGTTTCCCGGTGATGTGCGCCCTTGGGCAAACAACTGGTTTTGATACGCAATAGACCTATATGTTTGCGTTACAAGTATTTGCAATCCTTGCTCTCTGCCACGTTTTATTAACTCATTTACTCCTTTGCGCAAAGCCGGATGCAGTTGGTTCAAATCTCGGCTAGGCATTGTAGTAGTTGTAGGATACAAAATAGACATTATATATCACAATCCTTATCTTTTAATATTAGACCACCCTTTATTAAGCAGCATAACCCAATCCCTGTTAAAATGAATACTTCAATCCAAAAAATTATAGGAAAACTTGTGCCTAAATATTTTAATTTATCTAATACAAATATTATTAATGCTAATAACATTCCAGTTCCAAGAGAATAATATATTTTATTCCTTAATTTTTTCTCATTAGTTCTCATATGTTCACTTATATTACTTTTTGTAAAATGAAATATCCATGCTATTAAGCTTGAAAATCCTAGTATAGCGAATATACTGTGTACTACGCCAGAATTATGTACAGACATTCCAAACAATCCAATAGTCTCACTTGTAATAAATGCTGAACTACAAACTTGCATTGAAACCATAAAAAAGCATATAAATATTAAAAATGTTAATATTTTATCAACCTTATCATATGAACTTGCTATACAATAAGATAAAGCAAACAATGAAAGCGCACCTAATGCATATGGTAAAATCATTCCTGTCTGTACAATCGTTGCAGTTTCAGATATACTATTCGGGAATGGCATTCCATGAATAACTTTCATACAGAATGCACAAACTAATCCTATAGATATACTAATCCAGCCCATTATTTGCAATTGAAGCCCCCTGAATGATTTCTTATCATTCATATAACCACTCCTTGTATAATTTTATTATTTTTATAATAATTCAATGAATATAAGTGTGACTCATATTCACTCGATTGAAATAAAAATAAACAAATAAATATAATAATAGCAGGGCAATCATATAATTACCCTGCTATTTATAATGCCTCCAACTGGCACGCATTATTAAGTGGCGTTGGAGGCCTATTCTAAATTATACTACATATTATTTGTATATTACTTATCGTCTTCTACAGTAGGTGTATCTCCCCATACTTCCATAACTTCCTCGACAACAGGCTCATATGTAATCTCATTTAAGAATTCAATTCTACCTTTTGGGCTATTTACATATGCCTTCAAATGGTTATTTGGTTGTGTTAGAATTGACACACTATATTTATTAAGTGTATTCATAAATATTTGTGGATTTTGATTTTCAAAACTATTCATTAAATTATCCATTGGACGACCCCCTCTATATATGTACCACTTTTTATATTAGTATCCATTACATAATTCTCATCATCTGTATTTACATTTAAAATTTGAATATTTATATATGGTAAAACGCTTTGTGTGCCAAATGTAAAAGCGTCTCCTTGTTGCATTAGAATGTTAGCATTTCTAATCAATACATCTCTAATTCCTGGAATCTCTACTGGTATAAGTGGCATTCCGCCTATTCGCATTTGTCCTACAGTTCCACTAATTGATGATATTTTAATTCTAAACGTTAATGTTCTCATATTTCCACTAATATTCCATTTGCCTTCTTGTATTTCATATCCAATAGTACCTGCAGTTGTTGCTCCATACAAATTAGGAGTCCAAGTACCACTTTGTTGTGTACTAGGTATAATATCTTCAAGTATTGTTAAGCTATCATTAACATTTTGATTTAACACTGTACTAGTCTGATCATTAAAATATGGAATATATCTAAGACTTTGCTCATCTCTTTCCATATACCCATCAAATACAAGTCTTAACCAATTAGCAGATGCATACGGTAATACAAGACATAAATATGTAAACCCATCTTCTAATACACATGTTGCGAATTTACCTGTCTCAGCACCTCCTCGTACATCAATAATTCTTGCGCTGTATGATGTTGAGTTATATGCTGTTTGTGTTGCTATTTCGGCAGTCCATAACCTGCTACCAGAACTTGTTCCACCTCTTTGCAATGTTAATCTTCCATTTAATGATGTTCTAGCAAGTCTCGCAGAAGAATCATTTGTATATCTATGAAGTATTACAACAGAACGAATAAAATCACCAGATGCAATATTTATAACATTATTACCTAAAGATACCCATTGCTGCCAAACTCCTGTTGTTGGATTACCAGTTCTAACAAATATATTCGATATACTTGAAGAAACTTTTATTATTTGCATACAATTAGTTCCAGATACAGTTTCAACATCCATTGTAAAAGTATTAACTAATTCAACTGGCTTATTTAGTAATGTTGGGACTATTGCGCTAGACGAACACCTATATCTTCTAGGACTAATATAATCGTTTAAATCAATGCCTTCCTCTGTTATATCTATGCCAATGGTTGTAAGCTTTGTATCATTAAGTACACGCCCCATATTAGATGATAATGCATCAGAAGTAGATGTGCTACTAAGCGAATCAATAATAGATGCTTTATCAAGTTTGTCATCGAGGCCAGAATATACAGCACCACTTGTAATTAATTGTTGGCTTCCACCTTCTGGACTTGTATCTGGATTCAATAATTTTAGAACTAATTCATATGTAATTTCACTATTTAATGCTGAAATCTGTGCAGATGTTAATGGTGTATCATGAACAACGTAGCTTGCATTCCACTGCACACCATCAAATGTACCACGCTGAGTTTGATTATCTGCATTTATATATAATGCATAGTCATTATTTTCAGGTGTAGCTATTGAACCTTGATAGAACCAGTCTCCAGCATTTAATGCATCAAAACTTTCAAACAATTCATTACCGGCTGCTGTAGATGTTATATATCTAGATAACATGCCAGATACAGATGATGTTACAAAATCCTTATCTGCTAACTGATTAATTGAACTTGCTTGTGTTGGTATAAGTGGATTATATCTACTCTCTACATCAGACTGTACTCTTGATGGTGTCTTATCTTTTGTAAATGTAACTTTACCATCAGCATTAGTATTAGCAACTATAACAGAACTTTCATTAATACTTCCTTGTAATGGTACAACTGTCTCGTCAAAATCAACAACTTGTTCTGTAATTCCATCATCAAGTATTAATGTCTTTGTATGCGCTACATTGCTAATAGAACTTAATATTCCAGATAAATCTCCTTCAAGTTCTGATACAGCTTCAACAACATCAGAAAAATTTGAATTTATCTTTTCGCGTATTATTTGCATTAATTCTTTATTTTCAAGTGTTTGTATATTCATTTAATTATCACTCCAAATACTACAAATTCTAAATTAGGATTACTTAAACTTAACATTTGTAGTAAAATGTAAGTTATATAACAATCTATATGATTATGCTACATATTTATTACCAGTAATTTTTTTGTACTGAGCCGCAGTTATAATTTCTTTTTTAACTGCATCAGCAACGCGCTTTTCGCTCCACAGCCCAGCATCATACCAACTTTTAATACTATCAAAGTTAATCATCTAAATCAACCCCTAACACCATAGCCATGTAGCAAAGGTCTGCTTGCAATTTCTCCGGGCTTTTTGCCTTTTCAATTTCAGCTTGAATAGCAGCTTCATCTTCTTCGCGTTTAACTTTCAAAGCCCATGAATTGGAAATCGCCTGCTTATAATCAGTTCCGCCAGAAACAAGCGCCGCAACGTTAGCTTTCTCATCATTATTGAACTGGTCTTCATCAACGTACTGGATTCTTCCGATTGTACCGTCATAAGCGAACAAAACTCTGTCAGTGTTACCATTTTCTTTAGTAAATTTTTCAACTAAACGTTCTACGCATACACCATTAATTGGCGTTATTTTATCCCATAAATATACTTCTAAAGTTTTATACATATAATCTATCCGCCTTTAAAATTTATTTACATACGCGCTAACTAATAATTCTAACGGTATATTTTTAAGATCACTTCCAAAATCTATTACAAGAACTTCTGTAGCATTACTTGGAATACAATACGCCTTATTATTAGGTGCCATTATAGCACCAGACCATTTACTCTCATCTGTTCCAACATCGCCAAATACAGATGATGATCTTGGATTTGTGCTTATACGAGCTATACGAGATGATGTAAATGGAATACTATAAATAATACCATTTGGTGCAAGAAATCCGCCAGCCCATTTAGCAGTACCAGTTGCCCCAGAAGCAAATGTTGATGTTGTTTCAAGCTCTGTATCAACTTCTACAACATTGTTATTATTCCTTGGTATTCCATACATTTTATTATTTGTTCCTAAAACAAATCCTGCCCACGCAAGACTCCCGCCAATAGTTCCAAATGTTGAATATTCATCTGTTAATGTATCTATTTTCAATATTCCAGAACCATTAGATGGAACACTATATATCATTTTATTAATTGGAGATACGCACTCGCCATACCATTTTGCAACATTTGTTCCAAATGACCCTAATGTAGATACTGTTTTCGTTTGTGGGTCTATAATAAGAATAAATTCTGCTCTAGCAGGAGAACAATACATATTCCCATTTTGCGATAAAGCTCCCCCAATAAATCCTGCTGTATTTACATTAAATCCAGCAGCACCAAACTTTTCTGCTATTCTATTTTCTATATCTATTTCTAAAATTGAATCTGTCCCGCCACCTGGGATGCCATATACTAATCCATTATTTGCAAGAACACATGTAGGCCATGCTTCACCAGTTACTGGGAAATTTCCGAAAGTAAATGTTGTATTAGTTTCTGTGTCTATTTCAAGAATAGATGGACTATTATTAGGTGCTGCATATATTTTTCCATTTTTTGCAATAACTCCACCGTTCCATTTTGAAGTTCCTGTTAATGAGCCAAATGTACTTAGTGTTGGAGTTATATCTATTCCAGAATTATCTTGTATTATATCTAAAATGCCTTCCCATAATTCAATGTTGGTTAAATCTGTAACAACTCTTTCCCAAACAATATTTTCATCAAATGTGATAGTATCAATATCTATCCCATCAAATACTATGTTTTGCACTTCTAGTTCATTAAAATTTATTTTACTTGACACAACATCACCGCCTATCTAGTTACTAAATAAGTTAAGTGTGCCAGTATCAGAATCCCATGTCCACCTTAATACATTCTGCCCCATATGAGATAGCCTTCCAGTCTCACCAAGAGATAAATTGCCGTTTATTGTTTGATTAGCTCCAGTTGTACGGATAATCGTATTTGGAACTATCCCACTATCAATTACATCACCTGTAGCATTAACACCAGCTATATTCCCAGCAGTTGGCATACTTGCCCTATTAGATTTATTTTCTAATTCAGTATAAATTAATCCAGATGTTACTAAATCAGAACTTCCACTTAATATTGAAGATGCTATTCCAATAGACATACCAAATGTACCTGCACTAGCTCCACCACTAAGCAATCTTCCAGCCATAGCTACAGTTGTTTGCTCTTGGTAGTCACTAGTATTTATTGGAATTGCTTCTCCCCACATTATATTTTCTCCGCTAATAAATATAACTGTTCTTTCCGTCAAAACACCACCAGCATCTTCATCTGCTAGAATTCTTGCACTATCACCAACATTAGGTGTTATCCCAAATAATGCAGACGCAGACGACAATGTAAGATTTAATAAGTCTGCATATGTAGCAACTTCACCAAGCAAAATAGATGTATGTACAGTTGTAGATGTTGACATTGTATGCACTTTTATAGTTGACGCATCTATATCTTCAATAACTACGCCAATACTTTTATCATCATCATATATTAATGTCTTTCCAACAATGAATATAGTATCTGTATCAAATAAATTCTTTGCTACGTTCTTATCCCCACTTATAGCAAGAATATCTCCAACAAGATGTATTGCGCCAATACCATTTAAAACATCTTCAATATCTGATACAGCATTAGAAATTTCTAAACTTCTTGCAGTTGCCTCAGATGATATTGCATCAGAAATAGCTGTATTTCTATTTGTTATCTCTGTAGAAATAGCAGAATTTATAGCATTCTGTCTATCTGTTATCTCTGCGCTCAAATTACTTCCTATAGTTGTAATAGTATTAGAATTCTCAGAAAAATTCGAGTTTATCTTACCACGTATAATCGAGAGTTGTTCACCATCATTTATTACTTGCATAGCCAATTAAATCACCCCAATTTGCTAATTAGTCATTCCATGTATCTTCATCGTTCCAAAAATTTTCATCGTTCCATCTATTACCGATGTCAAAGATAGGAGACGGTTATGATTCCGCCATCAAACCCTGATGTGTCAGTTGCTTGTACTAATGTAAGTGTAATAGTTCCAATTCTTCCACTAACAATTGCACTAACTCTAATATTTGTTCCATCAGGTGATACTTGTGATATTACACCTTCAACTTCTGTGTCATCAGCAAGTTTAAATGCTATTAGATTTCCAACAACAACAAAACTGCTAAATGTTTCAATAGTTGCATCGCTAACAATTAATGAGTCTACAGATTGGTCATACACTACATCTGGCGGAATTGAAGAAAGCTTTGATGTGTAGAAAAAACCTGAATATAGACCATTTGCATATGTATTATTTTTTAAATCGTCAATTGTAACTGTAATAGTTTTTTTTGTTCCTGTATTATCTACTCCGTCTAATATCATAGATGTAAAAATACCACTATCAGCATTTTGTATAGAAGCAACTAACCTACTAATTGTTCCAACGAAAAAATTTGTTGGAGTTGTAGTATCAATTAATTTAATATTTGTTCCAGTAGTTGGAGATGCTTTTGTACCGTCAATAGTTTCTTGATTATTCAGCGTTACTGTTATTGCCTCTTGCCCTAAATTTAATGCCATTAAGACCACCCCTATTTATTATTATAATATATATTAAAAACAAAATAACAGCCAATTTAGAATCCAATATCGACTGCCATTACATACTTACATGCTAAAATATGAAATACTATACAGAATTCATATTAGCTATTTATTGACTTATATAATTAACTGTGATACTATAATTTGCCAGGTGAAACTGGCATCAACACATATTTGCCATTGTGAACTACCAACAGTCTAAAGTCTGTGGGCTTCCGCTCAATCGTGTTGCTTACCACGAAGTATATACGGCTATCCCCGGCGTTCCACTCGGTTAGTTGTTACTATTATTATTACTATTATTATTATTATTATTATTATTTCTATATTAAGCGGCATTAGCGCGATTCAGTCCATTGGCTAAAGCTAATGGGATTTCTCGCTAGTTCTTTTAAAGCCATAAAATTATTATTATTTCATACTAACCATATGCATTTCTTTAATGCCTCTTGTTTGATTTTATTTATATCCCACACCATGTAAGACCATTTTATGTTATCAAAATTTTCTGGCAAAACAAAGTTTGTGCTGTCTTTTCCTTTTGAAAACTCTTTATTGAATTTTGGCTTATAATGATTTATCATATATATTTCTAAAATCTCAATATCTGAAATATTTTCTATCTCTATGTATTCAACATAATCAATGTCAGTAAATTTTTTATTTCTTCTATGTTGACTAATTCTATTATTTATGGATTTTGTCTTTCCTATATAAAGGATTATACCGTTTTTATCACATAACCTATACAAAAACATTTTTAATACCCCAAATCAAAAAAGATAGCAATTATTACACTCAAAATATGTATTTTAAGACATATAATTATTTAATTACAGATATTATATTAGAAGATGACCCACCACCAACAAATAATTTATTTCCAGCCAATGCAAATGACCCATTAGAACCCCATGAATTGTTTGCTCCAGGCATATCAACTTGTGTAGCTATATTTGTATCTGTATCTATAACTACTATTATATTAGATGGTGTATCAGAACCAACAAACAGTTTGTTACCAGACAATACAAATGACCCATTTACTCCCCATGCTCTATTTGCTCCAGGCATGGTGATTTCTGAAACTGTATTTGTAGCAATATCTAATACGGCAATTGTATTAGAAGATGTGCTGCTGCCAATAAATAGTTTAGTGCCGTATAATGCAAATGCTCCTCCATCACCCCATGCTTTATATGATGGCATAATAATTTCGGCAACATCATTTGTAAAAACATCTATTTCCGCTATCACATTAGATGTTACCCCACCAAGACCAACAAATAGTTTATTATCATGTAATAAGAATGCGCCATTTATTCCCCATCTATGATAAGTTGATGAGTCAGGCATAACAATTTCTGAAACTTCATTTGTAGTAATATCTATTGACAATATTTTTGTAGTATTAGAACCACAACCTACAAATAACTTATTATCTTTTATTGCAAATGCACCACAGCCACCCCAAAGCATTTCAGTGAAATAAATTGGTAAAATAATTTCTGTTGCAGTATTTGTAATAATGTCTATAACTGCTATTGTATTGCCGATTCCACTATTTCCTAAACTAACAAATAGTTTATTGCCAGCTAATGCAAATGCTCCATCAGAACCCCATGTTCTGTTAGCACCAGGCATATTAATTTCTGAAACTATATTTGTATTTGTATCTATAACTGCAATTGTATTAGTAGGCGTGTTTCCAGAACCAACAAATAGTTTATTATCAGCTAATGCAAATGCTCCATTATAACCCCATGTTCTATTTTCCCCAGGCATGGTGATTTCTGAAACTACATTTGTGTTTGTATCTATAACTGCAATTGTGTTAGCAAGAGTGCTTCCACCACCAACAAATAATTTGTTGGCAGCTAATGCAAACGCTCCTCCAATTCCCCATGCTCTGTTAGCACCAGGCATGGTGAATTTTATTGCTGCATTAGTAACAATGTCTATCATTGCAATTGTATTAGAAGATGTATTGCTACCAACAAATAATTTATTACCAACAAGTGCAAAAGCACCTCCATAACCATATATTGCATTTGCATAAGGTATATTAACTGATGTAGCAATACTATCATGTACATTTGCAATTATCCTAAGCGTATGATTTACAATAGGAACCTGTGAAAATCTGTCAAATCTTTTTTTTGCCTTTTCTCCTTTTATAGCATCTGAAACCAATGTAGTTGTCATTGTTGGAATTTTGCTATCAAGTTCTCTTATTGCACCATCTACATCAGTTGACAATAATAAGGTTCCTGTATTGTCGAACCATACACTTTTTGCATGTATATCAAGATAAAGTCTATTCCATTGGAATCCGTCCCAGACATGAAATTCACTTAAATCTTTGATAAAGTAAAGAACCCTTTGTACCATGTCTGTTTTAAAATTTCTATCTTGTATAGATGCAACTAATTCTATATTTGTCATAGCACTACGTTGACTATCACTATCAAAATACCATTTATCAGTATCAGTTGTCTTAATTAACTGCTTATCGCGAATAAGATAAGAATCTACTTGCGATGCAAGACATTCTACAAATTTTATTTTCATATTATGCACACACCCCTTTTTGTAAATTCTTAATATTATTTTTACTTAGCTTTCTTTTTATATATGCAATAAATATATATAGATTACAAACATAAAAAGAAAGCTAAATCTTATATAGACTTAGCTTCCATAAAAATATATGTTCCAAAAAGAAACTCTGAATACATCATTTAATAAGTACGATTGATAAAGAGTGTCTTAATTAATAAGCGTTTATATTACAAAAATTCACAAGCATTAGGCTGGGCGACACTCCAGCATGTCCTAACCTCTTTAGAGTGGTGACGACTGCCCGTTCCGTCCTTCCGTCCTCTAATGCTCATTCTCGGATTATGTATAATTTAATACTAAAATACAATTTGATTTATATAACTATTTAATCTATAATTACACTGCAATGCTCAGAGGACGGTCGGTTATGCCACGATAAATGAAAGGCGTGGTATACCATAATTGTTATTTGTAAGCCACCATAGTCACTTCTCTATAAAATAATTTAAGAGAGGTGATTAATAAATGAAGAGACAACTTATAATAAATGTGATACCATCCATTATATTTGCATTCTTTGGAATATATGGAACAATTTTAGGTATCATTTACAATGCAGCAATTATCTTGATAGAACATTGGCTAAATAAATAATAAACCGTCGGTCAAGGGCGGTTTATTTGTTTTTCTACTAAACCTAGAAAAATATTAATAAATTGTTACACTAAATGGGCATAACTTGCCGTCCTGATTATCTGGAATACTGCAATAACTGTTTCATGTAATACAATTAGTCTAACTCAGTAACTAATCGGAATCAAATTCGTGTGAGTGTTGCTAAAGCTGGAAGCGTAACTTTTGCTTCCAGTTTTATTTTGCTTATGTTTAAATTATATCATATATTAATAATAATGTCAACTATAATATTTTAATAGAACAATCATTCTATTCAAATAGTTGCTATTTAATAGCATAAACCAGTTTTGCTATCTGCAACAGAAGTACCCATAACCATCTGCTATAGCCAGCATCCAGATACGCTACTTAAACTGTAAGCCTACGTATCTTCGTTGCCCCGAAAGTTTATTCAAGCCCTACCGCCTCAGGGCATCACTCATCATCCTATGGACAACCTTCTGAATGATAAGCTATCAAACTTGTATCATCCTCACTGCGGGTACAGGTTTTGGACTATCCCCCATATGGAGTGGTCGGCATTGTTCTCCGTGAAAAACTATAAATTAACCACTTGCTATCTATACAACCCATAAAGAAGTGGTATTTACGTATTCAATTATAAATTTATCAAAAATATTATTGCTGCCCACTAAGAAACAATCATTTACATTGGAGGCACATTGGTGTGCGTCCTTGGCTTTTTCGGTACATTAGGTGTACGGATTGACTTGCGTGAGGTACATTAGGTGTACTTCGCTAATATTTTGCAAATGAGAGTTTCTTAGTAGACAGCAACAACCCTATCTTTTTACTGTATTGTCGGAATAATTAAACCATTCTTGTTTTTACGTACAATAAGCAAATTAGTACAATTTCCATATATATATGGAGACTGATGAAGAACTTGCCCAAAATATCCAACAGGAGTAAATGTTGGAACTTGCGCCGGATTTGGATTTGCTCTTGCAACAACAAATTTAATTCTCTCTCTTGTACGCTGTGTTGGATTTGTAAATGGAGTATAATAATTAAATTCTGAATTTGGTATCATCATAAGATTACGTTGCCCAATGGGTGTGTTTTGTGCAAAATTAGGAACCCATGCTAATGCACGTCCTCCAGGGTATACATCTAATCTATATGCACTATTGATATTATTATATTGAGTCCATCCTTTTGGCGGTGAATTAGTCGTAATAAGCTTATATCCTTTGCTATTGTTCGTATGCTTAAATCTATACTCATCTGCAGTTATTCTCCACCTATATGTACCTCTTTTCCTACCAGCATTATATCTTTGTATAACAATCATATCCCCAGGCTTAAATGTACCGCTTACCCATCTCACTGCAATGCCCTCTCCAGAATTATTCCGCATATCTACTATTTCAAGAGTTGGAATACTATCGTCTGCGCCTCCAGGTATACCTGGAGTTCCTTGTGGCCCAAGTATAGTTGAACCAACAATATATATAACAGAAAATGGTAATACACTAGTTATTCTAACTATTCCACCAGGAGGAACGCTCATAAGATTACCAATACTTATATAATTTTGACTAGCATTAGCAATATAATCGCCTATTCTCGCACCTAATATTAGAGATGATACATTTGATGAAACCATAAATGTTGGATTCCCTGCTAAAGTTGTAGCATTAAATCCACCGTCAGATAATGATCCATCTGCATTTAAAATAGGAACATTGCCAGGAACTGATCTATATACTTTGTCAATCTTATTATTAACAGTGCTATTTAATGCATCCCAGCCATTAACAGAGCCAGTCCCGTCAGTTTCTGCATATATCTTTCCATCAGTTAATGAATCACCCTTCATTACTCCAAGAGAATCATTTGTAAATATACTTATATTTGTATTCTCTTCTTGCCTAAAATATAATGTTTTAATATCACCAGTAACAGTAACTATATAAGATGTTCTAGGTTTTCTATCTGCGTCTCTATCCTCGTCCTCTGCTACTAAAACCCAGTCGTTTTGATTCCAATCAGTATCTGATACATCAAGCCCAGGATGCGCGGCAATCATATCGGCATATGTATCAAACGAGCTTCGCCATACACCCTGAGCAACGATAGACTCTACTTTATTTGATAAATCAAGTAATGTTGCAACATCAGATGATGTCATAAGCCCATCATTAGATAAAGATGATTGTGGTAATGTTATGCTTATATTAGTATCGTCATTTCTTATAAGTGATAATAAACGTGTCCCGGCTGTATATACTAAATTCTTTATTGATGCTAAATTCAAAGTATTAGTTCTAGTTGTTAATTCATCTAATGCACCCTCTGTTGAAGAAGCGGCAAGCGGATTCGTATCAACTTTTGTATTATACTCAATCATAGATGCATCAAATACTGTATTAGCTCTTAAATATGTTTCATATGTATGCTCATCTGATGCATTTAATATTTGTCCATAAAAATCACCTATTATAGCAGTATTAATTGTAAACGACGATACATTTGGATGAACTATTATACTACCAGCACCAACTATATTATGTACAACATTTATTTCTCCTGAACGCATAACAATTGATGAGCATGCCCCTATTGATAATGAATCAATTTCAATATTGCCTTTTAATTGAATAGACGATCTTTCGGCTCTAATTGTATGCAAATAAAGAGTAGATGACGTATCAACTATCTCAACTCTTGGACTATTAAATGCATAAAATGTATTATTTACTATAACCAATGAAATAAACATAACAGCTACATTATATGTATGAATATGATTTACATTGTATCCGTTAGATGATTCTACTGTTATCATAGAACTTAGTCCACCAAATATATTTTCAAACATTATATTATCATGATTTCTCGTAGATAGGCTTATAACTATATTTAATCCATCTGGCATCCATCTATTATTTAAATTCTCTGTTATAAACTCTACCTCGTCATCAAAGTCTATTCCTTGATAATATATCCTGCTTTCAAGGTCACATTCGCGAAAATAGCTATCTGGTGTTTTGCCACCTAGTTTTTTGCTATCTTCTGCTGTGCCTAATTCTAATATCAATTCTGCTAATTCGTCAATTGCGTTTTGGACATCATCAGATTTTAACTTAGATTTTATATTATTATACCATGTACTTTGAGCAAGTAAATCAAGAGTCAAAATATTCCATTGAACTCCATCCCACACATTAAACATAGAAATATCTCTAATAAAATATAATTTTCTTTGTTCTTTAGAACTAACATCCAATAAATTTCTTTCTATAATTGATTCAATTAACATAATATTATTAAGTTCATTACGTTGACTACTGCTGTCAAAATACCACTTATCAGTATCAGTTGTCTTAATTAACTGCTTATCACGGATAAGATAAGAATCTACTTGCGATGCAAGATATTCTATAAATTTTATTTTCATATTATGCACACACTCCTCATCAAATAAATTCTTAATATTATTTTACTTAGCTTTTAGCTTTCTTTTTACATTAATAATCAATACTTATAAATTATAAACATAAAAAGAAAGCCAAATCTTACATAGACTTAGCTTTCATAAAAATATATGCTCCCAAAAGAACCTCTGAATATATCATTTAATATGATAATCAGCAAGTCCCATAAGGAACTCTCCATATATCACCAATGGGGATAAGATAGTTCCCAAAAGAAACATTGCATACGCCACGTATAGCGGCAAGCATTTACATACGATAACAAAATGGAATAATAAAAATACTATTCAATTTTGCTGATTTAGTTCGCAGTTTACTCTGGAGTTGGCACGGGAGTTTAATGTCTCCGTCCAGACAGTTTATTATACACAGAAAAATATATTTGTCTCAATCAAATATTATTTTATCACACATTTTGAAGTGCGATATTGGAATGCTAAAACTATATTCTTTCACCATCATCTAAAGCTAATTGAATTGTACGGATTTTATTCAAATCAGCAAGCAGCGCATTCTTTATACTCAACACATCTGGAAAGATTAACTTTTTCCCTCTATTTACTTTGCTAATAACTGCCTTTGCATTAGTTACAACATCTTGAATAATTCTATTGCCTATGTTTATCGGGCTGTTATACTTATCAACATAAACTTCTCTAATATATTTTTCAGTTGCCGGACACATATTCTGAATAAGAAAAGCAGCTTCTCTTCCAAGTACTTGCCAAAATCTTATTGTTGTACACTGCCCATATTTCGCAATGTTTTTATCATATATTTTCTTGTATTTTTCATGTCTAGATGATATTGGGATCAACCATATAATATCTTTGTCCTTAACATCTCTAAAAGCAAAGAAACAAGGGCTATCTACAAATTTACTATCAATCTTTTCCTTGTTCTTCATTAGTTGATCATCTGGAAAATCTATGTAATATTGGTCTGATATAAAGCAAAATTGCCGCTCATTCATTTTTAAAACAACCTTTACGTTAATATGGCCCCATCAAAAGATGGAGCCTCATAACAATATTTTTATCCCGACCATTTATCAGCCGCATATCGGGGAGCGAACAATATTTTTATCCCGACCATTTATCAGCCGCAATAAATACGTTAACTAGCATTCACAACACTTTGGTACCAATATATTATATGACAAATACAGAAATATGATACTAGTATATTGTGGAAATTCATTTTTACTTTTATACAATATATTATACTATATTGGGTTAGCAGTGTAAATATGCAAAGCAAGATTACTTACTTGATAATTAATCAAAATATGATTTCTAATCAAACAATCTCAACCTTAGTTCTTTCTACAGTACCATCACGCTCAGTCTGAATATACTTTACTATTTCAAGCGTCTGAGAACTAGGCTCCCCAAGAGTCAAAACGTTTTTGTTATAAAAGTCATTACCATGCTTTACAACAGCAAACTTTAAGCGAACCCTATTTGATTTGCGTCCATTAAGATTATTGTGACGAGTATTACTTCCAGTTCCGGCCCATCCGCTCCATGTTCTCCATTTATTGCCACGTATACGTGGAGGTCTATATAACTCATCAATAAATGCCTGTCTTATACCAATCCTCATCCCATGTGTATCAACTTGTATATTTGGAGATACTATACCTGATAGTGGTAGTACAGGCCAATCATTGCCATGCAACGGTATACGTCTGAACTCCCATGTATTTTCTCTGCTGTTTCTGTTTTTCCCATATCTTAGTATTTGCAAAAACATTACATCCCAACAAGGCTTATCAAGTCTAATTACGAGCGGAAAATATTCAAATATAGAATCATCTATTCCTTTCTCTATACCTGGGTGTATTTGTAAATTTTTATTCCTCTCAATACTAAGTATTCTAGGCATTCGTCTATTTATTGTTGATAGTGCTGCACGAACTGTTTTCCCATTCAAGTTGAATCGTTCCATTGGATATCCAACTTCAGTAGATGTCAACCTATTATCGTCCATCTTAACCCAGTCAATATAATATACTGGATCATCTGGCAACTTCCATACTTCGATAAAATATGGAATATTAGGATCAAGCTCGTAATACAACGGCTCTCTCGTCCATTTTATATTCTGAGGCGCGGTTCTATTCCAACCAATTTTAATTCCAGCAGATGAAATAAGTATCATCTTAGCTCGTTGTACTAAATCTGTACTTGAAGGTGATTCTGCAAAGTTTAATATAAAGTCAGAACCATATGTATAATTTAATTTTATAAATTTATCAACTGATATATCCCATACAAAATTATTAGCAGATAAATCTATAGTTGAATATAATAAACTTTCTGCTCTAGTATCTAAATCAACAAGTCTTACTAAATGATTACTCTCTTTCGGTTCAACATCTAGCATTCGTTGATTATGTATTTGTAGACATCTTCCAGCCACCTAATCTACCCCCTCTGTTAGTATTACAGAGGCGCCACCACTGTAATAAGTGTCAATGTAAAATCGTTTCCAACCCCTAGCGGATTGCCTACAAATACATTTACAGTATTAACTGTTGGATATTCGACACCCATTTCTTCTACTATACCTGTATTGTTATTTACTATTGATTTAATTATACTTCTTGTATTCAATCCATGCGTAAAAGTAAACTCTAGATCAGAATCATTACCAACTATTTGAAAATCCATGGAAACAGTTCTAGGCTGTTCAACAACTCTATCAAAATTAATGTCGCTAGTATCTAAAATAAATGGTATATCTGTGATTATTGTTTTCCATTTTGAATTAGAATATGTTGTGCCGCCTGACACTTCAATCATAATGCCTTGGTTTATTTTCTCAGATGCATTAAAATTATCTGATCTTGTTAATATTGTTGCCACAGACGCTGTCCCTGCTACTGTAACTTCATACAACCCATTCTCAGATGCAGTTGATTGAGCAGTAATAAGAATAGTATCTCCGCTAGATACTGCAATACCATCTACTTCTGTTATTCCTACAGCAGATGCAGTTAATGTTTGCGTAGCAGAATCATATGCACCAGCGAACACTGTATCTAACACCAAATCAGCCTCTAGAGTAATTGCACTTATTGCTTCCTTAATTAGTTCCTTTGCGTCACAAACCCTAACTAAATGCGTAGGCTGCGTTGCAGCCTCCATCATATCAATTTGTGTTCGCTGCGGTATCCATTTTGTACTTGCCATAAAGATCACATCCTTTTCAATTTTTAGTTAATTAATACCATATATTAACTCTTCCAATGAATGGGTCATTAGACCTTATTATTAATAGATTATCTGTAGAATCAGCCCAATCTTTTAATGTTATTACTTCATTACCTAATTCGTCAGTGATAACTGTATTTACAAATTTTGTGCCAAGATTGTGTTCAACTTCCCACATATCACTTGCAGTTAGTTGATTATGTACATATGATAGTCTTGTAGCACTTACTAACAATTCCCAGTCTGTTGAAACAAAAGCTAACCCAGATGTAAAATCTATATTTGCCCTGTATAAATTGCCATCATATAATATTGGCTGATATTGCTCATAAAAATTATTGGTTTGAAAATTCGGTATTTTTGTAACTCCACTATCTCCACCAATCTTTTCCCAATTAATAGAGTCGTCAGAAAATATTGTTGATGATATAAATGTGATTCTTGCTCTATATAAAATACCATCATATACAACTGGCTGTTTAGCAATATATGAAGTTAATGGGTTCCAGTCATCAATGGTAATTGAGATATTCCCAGCACCAAAATCTACTTCTGTCCATCCTGTATTAGTTAGATTGTCAGTATTAAGAACATAGAACTTTACACCTACGCCAGTTGCACCTTTTATAGAACATAGCAACCCTTTATATCTTGCAGATAATGGTAAGTTATCTCTTGATAAGATGTCATCAAATGAAGATTTTGCATCAACAGGAAATGGCCCCGATGCAAATAAAGTATCTGATATTATTGTCATAAAACCACGTCCTTTTTCTATTATTTTAATTTTACAATCTAAAACACAAATTTCAAATATAACGGATTTCCCATTGTTGCTTGAACCCAACTCCATATATATACTTTATACATTTGAAAGCCAGATGCTATATTTAACATAACATTGTCATATACCGTAAAATTATTAATAACTGATGCATCAAATACAAGTTGCCTAACATCAATCAATGGATTCGTATCTTTATGCACCGCTATACAAACTCTTTGGTCATCTAATACAATACCAGCCTCAAATGTTTCATTTATACCTAATTTTTTATTTAATGCGAATATTTCGCTTGCAATTGGTATCTCACTATTTACAGCACCGAAAAATAATGGGTATGTAAACGAAACAGAGGTATTTGCATTCCTAATTGCTATTCCATCTGTAGCTATTAATCTAAATGTTGTATCACTTGTTATATTCAATCCTGTAGCTGTGTATGTAGTATTGGGCAATGGAATATCGCCAATGCCTTGATTTATACTTTGTGCAGTTGGTGTTCCGCCGCTATATAAAAAATCAAATGATAACTCACTTAAGGTTGTTCCAATTTCATTGAAAGGACTGGAGTTAGTAAAGTTTTCTATTCTGAATATACTTATAGAACCTCCACCTCCGCTTCCTCCCATACTTATTGTAGTAGGCATAATACAACACCTTCCTTCCTAAAACATGTCAACATACCACCTGATCTCTGTTCCAGCAGGGGCGCATATCTGAAACTTTTTATAACCTGTTAATTCTGTTTTTGCATTTTGTCCTGCCGGAACATATAGTCCATAATCTGGCTTCCAACCTTCTTTTTTTATCGTCATTATATTTAAGTCTTCAGATAATGCCTCAACAGTAAGAGAGCTGATACTGCCCTTTGTAACCCTAAAATCATTAACGGTTGTACTGTTGTACCATGCCATTGGGTCTATTATTTCATTATCTTCTTTTGTTATATAACAAGTGTCTCCTGCGGCTATAGCCTCCGCTGTCAACCATGAAATAAAACATATATCTTTAACATTATTCATAATACTTGGCATTCACAACCATCCTTTCTTTTAGTTTATAACTATCATTTTTGCAATCTGAGTAGAAGGATTTGAATCTTCGACCTACCAAACTGGCCTATCCTCACTGACACTCCCACGGCTAAAGCGCGTGGGGTTCTCATGTACATAAGCTTCTTATAATTCTCGAAAGATATTATATACTAGCCTATTTCCATAAGATTTTCACTACCAACAATTCCATTGAATTGATTAACAGTAGTATTTCGCCCGTGTCAAGACGATTGTTTTATTATACATATATTATTTATAAAGACCTGCGCTATCCATCCCACCCCTAAAGGAGTGGGCTTTCCGCGCATTAATTGTAACATTTAAAAACCCTTTTACTTGCTCAATAACATCCATCTTATTAGACATAAATATACCTCCAGCTAATATTGGAGACCACCCATTTTTATTTACAGCTTAACACTGTATAAGGCAATGCAGACGATTATCTACATTGCTATACACAATTTTAATTTGCAAATAATATAAAATATATAAATACTAATTACACTCTACAATTACCTAATTCGGCAATCGTTTTATTGTTCTCGTTCTGTCTACTTAGAAACGCTGAACAGCAGGCGTATTTTCTCATTCTGGAGTTTAAAACACCATCAGCAGGTGTGCTTTCTCGTTCTGTATACTCAAAACGCCAAACAGTAGGATTTCACCTTGCGCTTCCCCTGCTAATTATCTAAAAAAATGGCACATACTTTAATAATACTTTCGCGTGTCGATATCACGCCACTAATACTATATGCAGCAAACAGTCGCTGTTTAACGGCATAAACCAGTTTTGCTATCTGCAACAAAAGTACCCATAACCCTCTGCCATAGCCAGCATCCCGAAACGCTACTTAAACTGTAAGCCTACGTATCTTCGTTGCCCCGAAAGTTTATTCAAGCCCTACCGCCTCAGGGCACCACTCATCATCCTACGGACAACCTTCTGAATGATAAGCTATCAAACTTGTATCATCCTCACTGCGGGTACAGGTTTTGGACTATCCACCATATGGAGTGGTCGGCATTGTTCTCCGTGAAAACTATAAATTAACCCACTAGGCTCGGCTAGTCTCCCATTGCGGAGATACGTACTGCTAGGGGTATTATAAACTTAATTGTAGCAGGAATTTACCTGCAACTTGCGTATACTTCTGTATCAAATACTCGAATGGAATTGAATTTCTCGCCGGATTACTTTAAAATAAATATTATATTAATATTAGCAAAATTAATCTAAAATAAAAATAAACAACTAAAAGTCTATATACCCACTATCTCCTATTTTATCCGCAAGCTCTCTTAATTTATCTGCCGTTATATGCAAACTCATATTGTGATTGTGTTTTGAATTGTAAAATACATCACCATATGTCCCATATAAGCTAACACCAAGATCGTAAAATATTTTCTTTACTCCACTTCTTTGTATTTGCTTAGTTGATAGTCTTGTCATATTACAATCTGCATGTTCACAAAACATTGTATTCCCATATAAATCTTTATTAAATCCTTCATCTTCGAACGGTATAATAAAATGCATTACAACTAATTCAGATTCTTCGTCATATTTTATACTTTTAAATATTGCTTGTTTATTTTGTGCAATTCCATAAAACATATTTTCAGAAACATACTTTTCAAAGTCAGATGTGTTAAAATATACCTTAAAATGCGCCTTATCATTAACTTTTCTTTCTTTTATATCCTTAATTTTAATCTTATGTTTTTCTTCGTTTTCTTTATCTCTTACAACCATAAAATCTTTTGAACTATCTTCAATGTTATATCCAGTTAGCGGGAGCATTATTTCTAGTACATCATTAAGCCGCCTATAATCATCTTCTACAGGCTTATCACTTTCTTTTCTACTATTCCCATTTAACTTAATTAACTCTTCAATATCTTTTTTTCTAATTTCACTGAATACAGCAACTTCTTTATCAACACAATTACCATTGCTGTCGATGTTGTAATTCCCGTCATTAAAAATAATATTATTCATTTATTCCTCCACAACGATAGGCCGTCACCCTTATTTTACAGAGTATAATTCTGCATAAAACCATAAAATATATAAACATACTTTATGGCTATTGCAAAATTAACAATCTAAATTAACAATCTAAATTAACAATCTAAAATTTAATTTACAATTCGTTTGGATTACTGTACCAAACATCTCTTAATCCACTGTCTTTATTCCATAAGAAGCTCAGTACATATTTTAGTCCACGCGGGTACCCCTCCCAGTGTTCCCACTCAGAAGCTGTGCAAACTGATGGCAAATATCTATGTAAAATACCAGCGTTTTCATCTTCTATGGTTTTCAATGAATGAAAATGACCATTGTGTTGTTCAACGTATACTGCCGAACACAATTCTTTTCTGTAATCCGCTATTATCCAATTTTCCGCATTCTTCTTTTTCATGCAACCATGAGAAAGCCCAATAAGCACATTGCCTTCTTGTATAATCTTGCGCGAAATTGGCTTTGTATCAAATGTAACATTATCACACTTTCTAAATGCCATTTCCACGGCTTTAATTAGGCTGTAGCTAGATGTCTTGTCATGGTTTCCTGCAATATAAGGCACAACGACGTTAGTTATTTCTGAAAGACGATTTATTACATCAATTTGCAAATCAAGAGCCGCGTCAAACATTTTATGATAACGCCCATCACAGTCTTGAGGTGTGTCACGATATGTTTTTCCATTAACAGAATCGTAATGAAGGAAATCACCAAGACAACAATAATAAATCTTTTCTAATTTTCGATCCCCAATTCTGTAAATGATGTCATCAATACATTTATGCACTATGTCAACAGCAATTTTTATATTGTAGTCCTCACCACATTCTTTGTGCCATGCTAATAATCCCAAATGTGCGTCAGCTATATCAATTTCAAGAAACTCACCATTAGGCGAATAGTTAGTGCATTGTTTTGTCCTTATTTTAGAGTCCCAGTCTTTATTTTTAAAATACCTATCTATATCTTCAAGTGTAATCTCATTGCTTTTCCTTGGCCTAGCATGTATCTTACTCTGATACATAAGCAATCTCTTGCCATCTTTCATTTGTGAATGCCAAAAATTATTTACAACATTAACCAATGTCCAATTCTCGACAGGCTTAAAATTATGCAACTCTAATAATAACTCTGGAGTAAGCTCTTGCCCCTCGCATATTGTAATAACTCTATCCTTCTCTGTAGATCCGTCAGCATTGATTTTAACACTTTCTTTATAGTTGTTTGTTGTATTGTCGCATACAGCATCAACACAGTCTGAATTATACTGTGTATCACAATTATCTTCATTCTCTTCATTGCAATTTAATTCTGGGTCTTTAACCCATCCTAGCCTATTATATTGTCTTAGTAACACGGATATCTTTCTTGTATGATCAGGATGTTCACTTTCACCATAATACATCGACCTAAATTTATTTAAATCACTTATTGTTGCAAGCTTATCATCTATATCATTTAAAATTTCAATCTCTCTTCGCCTAAATTCTTTTTCTGTCATTGTTTTAAAACTTATATCATTATTCATTGTATATTTAAACCCTTCAATAATTATTTAAGTATTATTTAATATTCTTATGATATAATAATTATTACATATCTTCGCTTACATCTTTATTAATTTTAATTGTAACGCCTTTCACTCCATGCCATTGCCTAAGAACTTCTTCTATTAAATTATATTCTGTGTCTCCATCTTTAGTTGTTTCTATAACTGTCATATCATCTAAGTTTACAACACAATTTTTCACCTGTGTTACCATTGATTCTTTTTTAGTATTAATCATGTTTTATAATCTCCTTTAGATATTATATTATTCTATTTATTATTCCATATATGGTTTTTATCAACCAAAACCCCACAACCAGCATATATAGCTGGTTTGAATAGGTTTTGGTTGATGCGACATAATGATTAATTATTTATTGTTTCGCTTATTTGCTATCCTTTTTCTATCATTTTCTAACTTTATATTTTTTGCGCAATTAATACAATATTTATGTTTTTTGCTTTTTCTTATTGATAATACTCCGCATATATCACATTTGATTATACTTTTAGGATTTTCATGCCTTTCATATTGCAACCCAATCGTTTTATAGTCACAAACCTTTATTGCAGATATACCCTTATGATCTATAAATGGGATCCTGGATGTTCCAAATTGCGTTGTTTCTAAAGCACCAAGCATAGTAAGCTCATGCATTATTTCTGTTCTTTCTTTTGTTGAAACTCTTACACATGCTTGCTCCATTATATCTTTTATACTTTGATTGCAAAAATACTCTTCTTTATATATCCTGCCATCTTTTTTAAATTCTTCTATTTTCTTAGCTTTTTTTTCTTCAATCTTTTCTTTTTGTTTTTTGCTGTATATGGTAGTATTATTGTTTTTCATATACTTAGCAATAACTAGCATTGTAAATAATATTTTTCTATGCTCTAAAGTAGGCATAGCATTAATCACATATAATTCATTTTGAGTTATATTTGTTTCAATTGGAACTCTAAGAGTATTTTTTTTTGTATTAGATAATGCTGTTTTCAAAATACGAGCATGAATAATTTCATTAAAATTTTTATCATACCTCTTACTGAATTCAATTAGATCGTATTTTATCTGCATATCATTTTTGCCAATATATTTTAACCACTTCGCATAAACACACAATTCCCTAATATTTATACATCCATTACGAAATCCAACATGTTCCATGTTTTTAGCATATGATAATTCATCATATATTGGAATCACTTTAGGCATCACACCTCCTCGTTGTCAGATATTTCCTTGTGAATCATTGTATATCTATTTGAAAGATACAATATTTCTCCGCTGTCACTTTTTTGCGGAATAGTTATTTTCCCACTTGAATTATTTTTAATATTTGCAAGTATACCTTCCCCAAATATATTCCATACAAAATCCTTTGGCGCACTCTTTACCTTTTCATAACACACAACAACAGCAAGCGTTGCTATCTCACTTTCGTTTGATCTTATTGAATCAGCTTCTACTCTTATGGCTCTATATAAATGTTCTAAAGAATTATAATCAGAATCGCATACTTTTGCGTTAGATAATTTAATACTAGATTTCCCAACAATAAATTTTTTTAATAAATCTTTCATCTTATTAATTGCATCATCACTTGGAGCGTAATTGCTTTTCATTAAATTAATTATATCTTGCGGAGTATTCCCAGTAATATTGACGCTAATTTGCCTAATCTTGTGTTCCATGTATCTACATACATTATTCATAATAGACTCGTTGAACATTGTTGGATTGTTGTTTTTAAAATCGTCAATTATTTTTTTAGCTTTTTTTGCTTTAATTTTATCATCATCGTCATTTTCAATATCAATGCCAGTATCAATATTGTCAATGTTGTCAATATCATATTTTAATAATAAATCTTTAAGCCCTATTCCGAATTCAAGAAGAGATATCTTGTTATATATACTTATGTATTTTGTGTATTTTTTATTATAATCAGCATATAAATATCTAAAAAAATACGGCCTCTTATCAATTACTAATTTGTTATTAAACTCTATTTTTGTAATTTCATCTTTTGTCATCTTATCTTTATTAATATTGATTTTATTAGTCCAGTGTTTTGGGAAATTCTTAACAATAACTCCTTTCGTCTTATCAATTTGAGACCCTTGCTCTTTTCTACATATTTTTAATCGTTTCAATATTTCAATACATTCTTGTGAATTTTCGCCTAACAACTCTTTGTAATACTCATACATCACATAATATGACGTTGATATATTTGTTACAAACCCTATTTTGCTATTAAAAGATTCCTTGTCAGCTTTATATAATATGTCTTCATCTATTATCTTTTTAGAAACAGCCTTCTTCTCGTATGTAATTGGATTCCCGCCATATGCTCCATTTATTACTTCAGATGTGCATGTAGTGCATACTATATCAAAATCATAATCAGAGTCAGCAGCAATCATACAATCGCAACCATGAACGTTATATATTATTCCACTCGTAATATACTTATACCATTTGTTATACTTCTTTAAATTAAGTATATTAACTTCGCTTCGCCATGTTAACGGACTTCTCATTGCAGCTACTTTATCTATTCTCAAATTATTCCAATACGAAGAATAATGCTCAAACTCTTTTAGCCTCCCTACAACAGGAAGCCCAAATACATGCTCAAGCATTGCATATGGATCGCTTATCATTACTTGGAAATTGCCATCTAACAATAATTTTCCTATATAACTTTGCTTTATTTTTTTATTAATACTTTGTCGTATAGTACTTTTTATATATGAATCATTAATCATGTCACCATTCAACATTATAGCTTTTGCTATTGTGTCATCTGTTAAATTATATAAACATTTATCTTCTGAAATATTATCTACAAGCTTCCCTAATAAATATAACAAAGAATATGATGCACTTCCACCTACAACTCCTTCAATCCAATTAATTGTAGGAGCGCATAATGAAGCTATGTTATCTTTGGCTAAATTTAAAACTTGTATAAATTGGTAATTAGAAAATATAGTTTTACCATCTGCTTTGGGCGTTGTTCGTGTTACTCCCCAACTCATTTCATTGTTTTGGCATTCATTTAGATAGTGCTGCCACGATGTATATGCATTACATAATTTAAATTGGCTCTCAGACACTATCATATCTATATCTTTTATTTTAACTGCATTCCCCCAATAGTCAATAATCTCATCATTTTCAATATCTCTTTTAGCAATATCTCTTGCAAATTTTTGTATGTCCATTACACATACCATTCCCTTAATATACGCATTTCTTATACAGAATGCACTAGGAATATAATCAAGCTCTAATTCATTACTCCAAACTCCAGCCATCTCAGGAGATATAATCCCCTGCCCATCAAATAAATTAAATTCTAACTCTTTGCTTACCTCATCCACACTATCATCATATACATCATTTATACTATCATCATCTTCTTTTTTTTTATACTCAGTAATCCAATCAACAGTTTTGGTCATATTTATTATACAGTCTTTAACTACTAAAACTCTTGGAGATGATACCTGATGTGTTGCAGACGAAACAAGTGAAAAATATGCATTATATTTACTATCTGTCATTTTTATATTGTTAGCACCATTTTTTAAAATTGTTTTTAATTCATCGCAGATATCAATATCGCAAAATACTACAGTATCCAAACGCGCATTTCCAGGGCTACATAATAATCTAACAAATTTTTTATTGTTTACATAAAATCCATTTTCAATTATATAGTCATAATGCTTTTTATTATCAATAACAACAGAAATATACTCTGGTACAAACAACATAGCATCAATTTTTTCTTCTAATTCTAATAGATTTTTTGTGTTGTTTTTTGAGCTTTTTCTTCTTCTTATAGTTTTCTTTTCTTTTTGCAATTTGATAAGCGTATCTTTATCATATCGTATTGTGTTGTTATTATTTTTATATCTCAAACTTCGTATAGTTCTTAATGCTTGGCTATCACCAAGAGAAATCATTTCTCTATTTGAACGGGCTTCATTTGGTGTTAGCATTATATTATAATTATAATCTTTTAATCTTTGAGAATGAAATTTATAAACATAAAATTGTTGCAATTTAATTATATGCCATCACCATCTCTTCCTTTCTTTCATAAAATTTCTGACAGGAACCCGCTTGCATTTAGTGTCGTGGAGCATTGACTATTCACCATCCTGTAATCTTTCTTGCATATCCCTACTTCCACGAGCTGGGATGCCGCCATATACATATACATCATATGCTTCTATGTCCTCTAAAAATTCCACCGTTTCACATCCGGCACAGTCTCCATGCGATATACAAATATGTCGATTAATGCAATTAGCTTCTTTTATACCACTTTGATAATCCATAATAAGTAAAATCCCCTTTTAGCTTTAAAATTTTAATTTTTGTTTTAATGTTTATAGCGTCCAATCAAAAACTCCTCTCACAAAAATCACAGTGGCAGTCAGTATTTGATACGTTATTACCCTAGTATACCTAGTCTAGCAAATCTGCCATAGCAGCAGTCTCCGACCTCTCGCTTTTTACCATATGTACATAACCAAATCGCTTATGCCCTTTTAATTTATTTACGGCGGTTAGCAAGCCGTTATTTTTTTCAAATACTGTAGAGTCAGTTTGTTTATAATCTCCATTAAGCCATAATGCAGAACCTTCCCCTACTCTACCAATAAGCAACTGAACATGCTCTTTTGTGTTGTTTTCACATTCTGTTACGTAAATAATTGAATTGCGCAAATCCCTTCCTCTGGCATATCCTAAATGTAATAATTCCACCCTATTCTGCTTAATCAACATCTCTAAACCAGCGATATCCCCTATATGGTCTACAAGCGGCATTACAAATGGTAGTAGTTTATCAAACTCTGTTCCTGGCAACGCACCTAAATCCTTTGTGTTTTTTACGCTTATATTATTTCTTACCCATACTATCTTATCAAAAACATTCTTTTTAATTAAATCTAACGCCGCTGCTATCATTAAAAAGTCTTTTCCAACACCAAACTTACCAGCTAGTATTTTTACTGTAATATCATTGTTCATCAACATATCAATAGCACATACTTGCTGCGGATTACGTGCCTTAACAACACCAGTCCAACCATTATCTAAAGTTCTATGCTCAACTTTTATATATTTACTTCCATTCCATTTATAATACTCATTGTAATTTTTGTTGCTATTATTAATTATTATATACTCATTTGTTAAACAGTTAAAAATATTATTTGATTTTTCTTTGTCACTATAAAACTCAGCGACCCTACCATCACACTCATTTATTTCTTTGCATCCTAAATAAATTTCTTCATTAGCAATACTCATCACATAACACCGCCTATCAACATGTCAATATTATCAATTATCTTATCGCAAAACCCTAATTCAATAGCTTCTTCTGCTGTCAAATACCATTCTGTAGAAATCTTTTCAGTAAGAATCTCTTCTGATATCTTAGTATTATCTAATATAAATTGGTACATCTCTGCAATCTTACGTTCATACTCTGCAATCATTGCTGTTACAATATGATAGTCCCCGCCAAAGCTACCTGTGCTTCCTTGATGAATAAGGAACGTTGATTGCTTTAGCGCATATCTCATATGACACTTCATGAACATAATACAGGCACCACTATATGCCATATTAATATTATATCCATATATAGGAGTTTTAGATAATGCGATAATATCAACAAGTGCATTTGTTGTATTCAAACATCCTCCACCTGAAAAGAACATTATCTTAATTGGCATGCGCTGCTCTATTGGTATATCATACTTCCTATCTTGCTTATTCCACTCTATAATATTACGACCATATTCTAAGCTATGCTCTGTGATCTCATCATCAACCCAAATGCACCTATCATCTAAATTCTTATAGTATGTAAGCAATAAAGGGTCTGGCAGATGCATATTCTCGACTTGCTTAGGTATTGCTATTTGCAATTGCTGTTCTCCGCAACATTTAGTTTTATGTTCCATATTACATGAAACCTCCTTATTAGATTATTTGTATGTTGTTTTTTCTTAATTATCTATCAAATATATTAACTGCCATGTATTTTGACTTGTTTACATCATATCACATCTATTGTATATTGTCAAGCATTAAATATCACTCCATACTCTATCTATTATAAACTAAAACATAATTTTATTATCAATAATCACCAACATTATCTCCGGTACAAATCATAGCATATTTTTATGAATAATTATGCTTAATAATGGCTTAGTTATGCAATTATTTGATTGTTGAACAAATCTGGGTAGTATATAATAATAATATATATAATATACATACTACCCAGATTTGTTCAACCACTGTTAGACATAATTTTATTATATCAAATGCTTTTATAATTACTATATTAAATATTTCTTTTAGGCATTAAATACTCTCCTTTATTTATATTTTAAATTTTTGTCCATTATGGGGGTATTAATATTATATATATATCCCTTAGTATATACCCCCATAATGGACAAATTTATTTTTTGTTTTTTGTTTTTTATTTAATAATACCACTATATCATACCTTCTATATATTGTCAAGTAAGAATATCAAATAAGCATAATTAAATATAAAAATAATGAAATTACTAACTAGTATATATTTAATAATATATGTCGCTACATATGTGACACCCGACGAGTTTACGAGTCGTTGGTGTCACTTGTAGTAGACTCGCCTGCGCGAGAGCAGACAGGGTAATTTTGGTTCGTACCTCACCAAAATAGGAGGCGTGCCCCCTACTCCACCTACTCTTTTGACTTTAATAATATTTATTTTAATTTGTAATATCTAAATCCATCATAGATAATGCGCGTAAAAAATGTTTGTCATTATAATTAGAATTAATATTATCTATAAGTAAATTATTATCTTCTGGCTGTGTGCTTATAAGAAATTGTATTAATTTTAATTGCCCATCAATATAATCATCTGGAATTGACGATTGCTTTTTAGCAATTTTTATAACCTTATCCTTTGTATAAAGATCATTATCAATATATTTCTTAACATCACCAGATATTAATTCATTTTCAAATTCAACTCTTTTTGAATATTGACTTCGTGCTTGTTCCTCCAAAAAATTAGTAAAGTTTTTATTTAGATCAATACTATTTTTTCTCATCATGCTCTTAAACTCAGATTCAACTACTGGAATATCTTGTGCAATATATTTTTGACTATATATCAATCTAACCTCTTGAAATGCTCTTTCCCATCCATATCTTTCTTGCAGTTTTTTAGTTAGCTTACAATAGTACTCAGAAATCCTATTGAATGGAATATATTTGCAATGCATATCTGACAGAACAGACTTTCCGGCTTCTAGATATAATTTCCGCTCTTTATCTGTTCCATCTTCAGCAATCCCGTTTCTTACAATAATAAATGCTTCATAATAATCTAATAATCTTCTTCTTTTCATACTTCTCATAGCACTGCTTAATATTTTATTGCGTTTATTACCTGCATTTTGATAAAACTTATTAATCTCCCAGTCTGCTCTGTCAGAAAATATTTCTTTTACACTTGAATATTCTAAGTTCATATAATTTTCATTAACAAGTCCAAGCAACTTAAAAAGCTTAGTTCGTGTATAATTAGCAGAATATCCTTCTTTCTGAGACAATTCGTACATTAAAAGCAATTCAATAAATTTTGTGTAAATAGAATCATCTAATTTTTGATATGTTATAGGTTTAGGATTTGTATATAATTCATTAAATATATAATTATGACCATCATTATGCCATTTAAAATATCTTTCCCAATCTTTTATCTGCGATATTTTAGATGTTCCGCTAATAATAGGCTGACAAAAATTATTACAAACATTTTTATAATTCCCCATATTAAACCCATTTTCTAATGTACTCAAATAATGTATAGCATCATCAGGCAAACTATAATCTTTCTTTGTAGTATTCTTTCTAGGCATTAAATATTCTCCTTATTAATTTTTGTCTATTATGAGGGTATTATATTATATATATATATCCTCTAGTATATACCCCCATAATAGACAAATTTATTTTTTGTTTTTTATTTAATAATACCACTATATCATACCTTCTGTATATTGTCAAATAGGCACATACTCCACAAAATTATATCCGGCTCGCACGGAGCGAGGTACGAGCGTAGGAGAAACGGAACCACGGGTGAATTTTTACTTACGGATTAAGGAGCGTGGTACACGCGACATTAAGCCGTTAGTAAAAAGAGCAGGTAATGCTCCGACGAGGTACGAGTCGGCTTCTTTTTATATTGTATATTAATATAAAATATAATTATAATATATTAATAATATATTAATAATAAATTACATGCACTATAACATCATACAGCCTAATACAGATGAGTTAATACATATTGTGATAAATTTCACTACATATATACCTCCAGCCTCTTAAACCACACGTGCGTAGCCTTAGATTTGAATATGATACAATATACAAACATCATTATTTACATTTTGTTTTCCTTGTATTATTACTCTTATTAATATTAATCACATTGTTCCATAGTGTTATACTGATTATCGGTCTATGTATACCAATAGATTTTATTATCTCACTAGATTTATTATCAGCTCCTTTGATCTTATATATAATATTTCCTATGTAAAATTCATTGCACAATACCTCGCGTATAGTTTGAGCCGACCATACCTTCCGCTTGCCACCATATGCATTAATATTATTATTATAATAGATATCATCATTTAACTCGGTAGCTATCTCTCTAAGCGATAATCCCCCTACCCTTTTATTGAATATATCGTTTACCACTTTTGCTTGGTGGCTATTAATATATACATCCTTTGTATCCTTGTTATATCCATACCCAAATGGAGGAATTCCCCCTCCCATTCTTCCGCTATTAACCCTTTGCTTTACTCCGTTTGATGTTCGCTCTATAATCATCTCTCTCTCAAACTCAGAAAAACTTCCAATCATATTCAAAAATAATCGTCCAATAGCTGTACTTGTATCGAATTCCTCTGTTACACTAATAAATCCTATATTATTAGGAGTAAGTATATCTTGTGTCATTATTAGTAAGTTCTTTAGAGACCTATGCATTCTATCACATCTATAACATAATATAGCTTCTATATCATTATCTTTATCCAATGCATATTCAATCATCTCATTATACCCCGACCTGCTTTCTGTTTCTTTGCCAGATATACCTTTATCTATAAAAACTTTGACTATATCATATTCTTTGTATTTACAATACCATTCCATCTTATCAATTTGATTTTCAATTGATATTCCATCTAGCCTATCAGTTGGGGATATACGTGCATATATTAAAACTTGTTTTCTAATCGTATTTGTATTTGTATCCATATTTATTCTCCTATTCAGTATATTATATAATTATATATCGCATCATACAGCCACACACAGCCTCATATATGTGATTTAATACATATTATGATGAATTACACTACGCACATATCAAAATACTCTTAAATCGTCTGTGTATAGCCTTAGATTTGATTTGGTTGTATATACTATAATATTCTATATATTCTATATATTGATTTAATTGTTTTTGTTTTTTGACATATTATTAGATTCCTTAGCCACCCTGTTTATTGCTTGAACACTATTCCACACTTCGTCATTTATTATTGGTTCATAACATCCATCATAAACATTGTCTCCGTATCTTATTCTACTTATATACACCTCATTTCTAAGAACATTTATAATCGCAGCCTTTCCCCATTGCTTATTCTTATTAACACCTGTATATGCCTTTAAATGAGTTTTCCTATAATGTGGCGAATCTACTACTTTTGATATCTCTTTATATGACATACCTTCTATTCGCATATTAAATATATCTCTTATTATTTCTGCCTGCGATCTGTTTATTACTGTATTCTTTTTATTATCTTTTGAATACTCATATCCAAATGCTAATCTGCCAGAAGGAATATTCCCATTGCTTACTTTCTTAGTTTGCCCGTCTTTTCTTCTCATCCCTATTAATTCTCGCTCATATTCAGCATATGCCCCCAGCATATTTAAAAACATTCTGCCTTGCGGGGTACTTGTATCAAATTCTTGTGTGACAGATGAAAATGCTATATTGTTAGGCTTTAATATTTTTTCTATCATGTCTAATAAATTTAAAAGGGATCTGTGTATACGAGAAGTATCATAACAAACAACAACGCCTATTCCATTTTCTGAATTAGATATATATTTAATCATGTCATTATATCCCGCCCTATTTTCCGTATCCTTCCCAGATATACCCTTATCAGTAAAAACATTAACTATATCATAATTTTTAAACTTACAGTAATATTGTATCTTTTGAAGCTGCGTCTCAAAAGATGTATTGTTTACTTGCTTATCTGTTGACACACGAAGGTATACAACTACTCTTTTTTTATCTATAGAATTTTTTTGTTCATTTTGTGTATTTTTCATATAATAATTCTCCTTATTTTAAGATAGTTTCTAAGATTATTTTTTCTTAGTTTGCCGTTTTGTTTATAACTAACTATATCACATAACCCCTATAATGTCAAGCGAAATCAATGTTTTATGTATATTGCTGTATATTACGTATTATATGTTTTAATAAAATATTAATTAATAAATTGATTTTTTTATATATTGCTTCGATAACTGCTCGGTGATTGCTCAGTGATTTCATAGAAAATATATTAGGCATAATGACGATAAAACATCTATATTACTGAATTATTACACGTTATAAATACATAAGAAAATTTTATTTGTTTTGTGTGTATACATCATACGTAACTAATTTATTTAATAGATATTTATATTTTATAGCGTTTTCGATAAAACCCAGTATTTATCACGTTTTAATACGATATTTGGTTTTGTTGTATAGCCAACAGACATTCAATTTATAATTATTTATAATTTGTGAATAAATATAGGATTTAACAATGCTGTGTTTTAGCTGTATTTTAGCCATTTCCTTATTGCCGCATAGTTTGGTTGTCGAAACGATTGTCGAAGATTATATGTTGATTTTATGCGTTTTTACTATTTTTCACTCGTTTTCGACTAAATAATACAATTCAGAGTTATTACTGGTAGCTACCCGGCAATTATGTCAATGTGACTGTCTAAATCCTGTGAATACAGCCCCTCTACTGGGTTAGTCCCGGCTAGTGGAGCTTACACAGTGGCGTATATCGGCATTGGCATCAACCTGGTATGCCTATTGGCTATAGTCAAATTGTGTCTGTTTGTTTGATTTTTAATATCATTTTAATATCATATTGATATTACTTTGATATTACTTTGATATTACTTTGATATTACCTTGAGTTATCCACATAGGCATAATAGTTATCCACATATTTTACACACTTATCCACATAGTTATCCACATATCACTGCTATTAATATCAATATAATTGTCATAGTAATAAAATAATGTCAACCCATACTCGCTACGTGTCACTGTCCGCATAGTCATATCACCTTCCATCTTCTCCCCCTCTCCCTCCTATAAAATAAAAGGGCACAAACATAGTTATCACTTACAATATACACAGTGGTATAATTACACCACTAACAATAGCCATAACCACAACTATAACCACAACAATATCATCCATCAAAATAAAATAATCAAATAAATACAAAACCCACTTGTCATAATCACGCCGTTGATGTATTATACATATACTACAATATACAATTGCATATATCACCAATGGCGCGTGTCCATTCCGCCCACACCACTACCCCTATTAGGGATAAAAAGGAAGGAAGTATTATTATGACAACTACAACAACCACAACCAAAAGAATCCTTGGAGCAACTGCAACAAAAAAAATGTATGGACTAACACCGTCAGAAGTATTAAGACTTGTCACCCACAACCAATCAAACCGTATAACCAATCACATGACGGCATTAGCACCAATACAACGGCGCGGTATCCAAGGTGGGTATGCACGTAATATCATGGATAGGATGCACAGGCATCAATCCGCTAGTGATTTTTTGACAGTGCCCGAAATCCAAAAAATCCATAGTAATATGGCTTCTGCCCAAAATAAGATAGCAAATGACCGTATTGACGGATTGGCACACGGCGCGATAAAGCCAAAAGCTAAACGCTACAACCTGTCTGCAAAAAACGAGCTAACCAAATCATTAAAAACAGAATACATCACGCTATCAAACCAGCTATATACATTGGAGCAAAAATTATCATCATATTTAAAAACTGGTAATGCTAGACAGGCAAAAAGCACCAACGATAAAATTTATGGTAAAAACTATGATAAAGTTCGTTGGAACACACCGGAGGGACGCTGGAATGTCAATGATTTAGGCAAATTAACAGAGATGGAGAGAATGGAAGAAAACATAGCCTATCTCAATGGTACACATGATAGCTTGTTAATAATTGCGCGCATTTTTGCCCGCAAGGGGTTAACAATTATTGCCAAAGGTATGAGGCTTGAAAAAGAAACAATAGATAAAAATTATGTAGAATTTAATGGTAAGAAAGAGTATGCCAAAAAGTGGTATGCACACGGCAAAAAAGTAGCCGCCCAAATACTAAATGAAGGCGAATACAACGACATGTACAATGACATTGTGCAAGCAAATGGACTGGCAATACAAGCCGGGATTAAGGCTGGGAAGTGGGAAATAATGCAAGTATACAATTTTGACGCGTCCGCCGAACAAATAGCCAAAAATCCCATGTTATCTCAGTTAAGACTTGTCCCCACGTCCGGCAACCCCGCCGATATTAAGGAGGTATATAATGTCACACAAAACTATTTTAATTATCATATCAAGCGTCATTTTGACAGGGAGTATTTACCAATCCTGTCGGACGAGCGCGATTCTACGGGCGTATGCATCCCAGAGTATGACAAAAGCGGTAATACAAAGGGCGAACGAGTGACGGGGGCTATGAGGGCTGAGGAGCAAACCGACCATGCGTTAGAAATTGCTAATACAAAAGCGTTTAAGGAGTTTTTTGCAACACTCCCAGAAGACATGAAAAAATTGTCAAAATTACTTATGAAAGGGAAAAGAGTTGAAGTGACAATGGACGGGCATGGAAGAAAAATTTGGAAATGCAAGCAATTGTCATTGAAAGAATTAGCTAGTGAGCTGGACAAAAGCGTAAAGCAAGTTAGGACGCTGAAGAAAAAACTGGAAGCACACTGCCGTTCCGCCTATCGCAATGTAGACAACAAACATTGGTTTACCGACAGTATTGTGTCGTATAGTGTCGACATACCGTTGTCGTCAGAAGAAATGGAATTAAATGACGCAAAAAAGAGAAAGGATAAAATAGACAAAAAACTTGCTAATGAAAAGCATAAAAAAATGCTTGAAACGTTGAACGTGAAGGACACTAACGTCAATAATGAGCATTATATTAATGATGCTATGCCTAATAACATCTCGACAATTGCCCAAAAAAAATGGGATGAAATAGAATCAAAAAGGCTACAAAGAGAATTTATGCAACAAGAAAAACTGTATTTTGAGAGGCTGGAAAATGCTTTTAATGCGTATAAAACGGAGAGGAAGTCCCAAGCAATTGCAAACGAAGCAAACAACGCTTCAAACAATGCCAACACATCTGGCGGCTACAAAGAAGAACGCCGGAAATATTGTCAAGCTATGGCACGGAAATATCCGGGAATATTAATCCCTCACCGTTATCTACATGCATAATAGCACCATAAACCCATAACAAACCAATTTATACCCAAACGAGTGGCGATATATGCCACTCGTTTTTTTTTGATTTAATTTGATTTATTTTAATTTCTAAGGGCACAACTATAGTTATCGCTTACAATATAAGTATAGCAATAATACACACACACACACACACACACACACACACACACACACACACACACACACACACACATACACACACACATACACACACATACACA